AACTCTACTAGTTTTTTTGCTACGACCATGTCTTAATATTTTTGTTGGTTTTGTTTTGTCTTAAAATCTTCAGGGCATTGCATCGTTAACGTAACGACATGCATTTTTTTAATCGGCACATGCAATTGGTTTCCCTTCCTGATCAAATCACCAGGAAAAATGATCACTTGGTAAATAATTTGAGCAGCGAACAATGTAAATGCCTGTGTATCAGTGGGTATGGGTGGGTTGTTGCTAGTCCTACATGGACTAATTCGGCCATTTAATCGCATTTTGCCAGGGTACCCAGTTCCTCTTTCCCAGTCTCCCTTTTTGACTCTAGCCCCCATATGTTAGGTGTTATACCACAGAAACATCTACAATGACGTTCTGAGCAAATATAAGAAACTTAAATTAAATTTTAGTGGTAATATATCGGGACTATTTTTAACATGCCTTAAATCCTTTAAAATGCAATTCATTAAAAAAAAGATGTATAATATTAGTTTAATTTAATATACTAGTGTATTATATATTATATATATATATTATATATTATACTATATATAGTTGGCTAGACAAATTGTCTACCTAGGCTAGCCAGTATGTCCATCAGTGCATATTTCTGTGAATATCTTTCTCTGCATTATTAATGAACGATGGTTCATATTCTATTATCTTAGCAGCAATGGATATGATTGGCCAAAAAATAGCGGTTAAAATTACAAAAAAGTATAATGATACAGTAGAATTCTCAACTGGCAAACTTTATTTAGATGTATCCTGGAACCCAGAGCAACATGTTACAATCTGTGGAAGTGTCGTGGCTTTGCCTAGAGGGGAATGGTGCAGCAATACGAGAGGAGACTTTTTAAGGCAGGAATTAGAGTTGGGCGATATCGTCTATTTTAATTACTTGACGGTACAAGAGGATAATTTAGTATTTGGGGAAAGGGACATCTATTTTGTTGAATTAGAACAATGCTTTTGCTTTACCAGAGGTGATAAATTGACCGCTATTGCCAACCATGTCTTAATTGAGCCTAAAATGACTGAGAATATGGCAGGTTCTATTTACCTAGGGGCACCCATTCGTAGTGAAGAAGAAGGGCATCTCAGATACATAGGTACACCCATCAGAGGTGAAGAAGATCTAGGTTTAACAGCAGGCGATACAGTACGATTTCATGAGAGAAATGCATTTCTTAATACAATCGAGGATAAGGATTATTACGTAATGACACAAGATGTAATATTAGGGAAGGTTTTAAATGGACGAAATTTATAAGATACCAGAGTGTATTTTTGAGCACGCAAGATTATATGTTGACACTCGTGTCATGGCAAACAGAGACCATTATAAAAAACTTTACTGGAAGTCTAGAAGTTACAAATACAAGCATCCAATTTTATTTGATGAGCCTATAGACAATGAGTTCTACACAGATTTTAAAGGAATATTAGGGGAACTTTTAGTTAGGCATCATTATGATCTAAAAGGGGTTAATTATACAACCTCAGCATTTGTAAAAGAAAAAGGTGTAAGTGATCCAGATCTAATAGTTAACGGAAAAAGAATAGATGTTAAGGGTTGTGAAAGATCTTTAAAGGTAAACATGTTTACAATAGATAAGTTGGAAGTAGACTTTGTATTGTTTGTTCTGTTCTTATCAGATCACAGATATATTTTATTGGACTTTGAAAAGGATAAGATCAAGGAATGGAATGTGGTTACAATCAATGATAGAAACAAGTATTATGAATATAAGGTTGACAAACGTAAGTATAGATATGTCACCCCAGATTTAAATACCCCCAAATAAAAATTTTTTGAAATGAGTAGACTAAAAAGAAAGCCAGAGGAAACATTAAAAGAGTGGGTAAGCAGAATCGGTAACAAGAAAAAGGATTACACCCTAAAGGACGTGGATATACTTCTTTTGACTGTGATCGGTGCGGTAGTACTCTTTGTTCTTATTATAGAAATTGTATGGATATGATAAAAGACTTGTTAAAACGTCTAGTTAAGACTCGTAGACTTACCCCCATAGAAAAAATTTCCCAAAGATTGGGATATATGGGTACAGCCTTTATTATGATATCACCCTATCTACTTAAATATGATAATATGGGTGCTGTAACGTATGTAATAGGTGGTATACTATCGCTACCCCAAGTTTTTGTGGCAAAGCAATGGAATATTGTTGCAGTCAATATGAATGTAATATTAGGCTATGCAATTTACTTAATAACACAATGAAGAAACATACTAAAGTATATCACGAAGCGTTTTGTATTGATCCAGGAGATTGGATTGGATGTGAGGTTTGTGATAGAACCGCTGTAGATATTCATCATATACACCCCAGAGGAATGGGTGGATCAAATAAAAAGGACACCCCAGAAAACCTGCAAGCATTGTGTAGAGAATGTCACAGTTACTTTGGAGATAAAAAACAATTTAAACGAATGCTAACAACTATGCACCATGAAAGACTCAAAGAAATCTACCATACCTGGAAATCAGACTAGTATCCCTGTGGAAAAAATGACTAAACAAGAGATAATGAATACAATATTATCACTTAAGTTAGAACACCCATATCATCCTAGCATACCAGGACTACAAAATTTATTGGATAATTTATAATTTACTTACTGCTCTCTCTAGTTTATCGACCACAGAAATTTTAACACCATAAAGTTCTGGTGCGTTTGAATTATCTAAAGCAGCCAACACATCTAATAATACTTCTATTTTTCTTATTGCTAATACATCAACTGTTTGTTGATCTGTTATAGACATTATGTGTTCTGCTGACATATTATTCTTCTTTTTTGATTTTCTTAATTTGTTTAATCATTATGAGCCACATCCTACACATTCAATATACGAATCTGTTGGTTTAACTCCATTAATTTTCATATTGATATTATGGATTTTATCAGCAATTTCCATTTGCTCTCCAAAATCAGAAGTCATAGATTTTAATATTTCTAATTCCTCTACTTGTTGCTTTAAATCTTTAGCCATTAGTTGAATTTTGTTTTACCTCTTGTTGTAGATGATCCTCTACTACCTCTACCGCCTAATAAATAATCAAATCCATTTTTTCTGGCCCATTCAGCAGATTCTTTTTCAGATGCTTGACTTTTAAATAAATCGTATAACTGTTGTGGAGTCATGTCTTCACCTCTTTTACGCATACTTCTTGCTAAACTACCTACCATTCCTTCGGGTAATCCATCAGCCCAAGATTGTTTTTTGATCCAGTCTTCTCTAGTTTGAGTAATAACCTTTTCTTCTCTAGTAGGAACTTTTTCGATAACTTTTTCCTCTGTCTCTACAGTTTTAACCTGATCATCACGAAATTTTTGTGCAGCAATTCTAAAACTTGAGAAGGTTGGGTATTTCTTTTTTAAACTAGGGTCTGCGTTATATACATCTTCATCTGTTTTACCAGTTGGTTTGAATGTGTTAATCTCTTTACTACCCTTAATTATTCTTTCTACTTCTTTTTCACCTTCAATAATTTCGGTTCTCTGTCTTTTATTAGCAGTGTTTGCATCACCTCCTACGTAATTCCAGTCGTAATTATCTTCTTTTTCTTGATTGACTTGTTCTGTATTTCTACGCTTTTTTTCGATAGAATTATATTCTTTTTCCATCGCTATGTCACTATTGTTTTTATCAATCTTTGCTTGTCTCGCATCTAAACCTTCTTGTTTTTTTGCGTTTATGGCTGCTCTTCTTTCTGCCATAGCCTTAGCACGAGCCTCAAGTTTTGCTTTTTTAGTTGCTGCTAATTCTGCTCTTTTAGTGGCTATTAAATCATTCCTTTTTTTAATTGCTGCTTGTCTAGCCGCAAGTGCTGCTTCTCTTTTTTGTGCTGCAATTTTTTTAGGATCGGTCTCTTGTCCTTGAATTTCTTCGTCTTCCATAATATTTATTTAAACATTGCTTTATTAATAGCATTGTAATCAACACTTGCGTTAGGATCTAATGTAGAAGTATTGTATGTACTAGATTTTTCTTCTGTACTATTTCTCAATCTTTCCGCACGTTTTTTAGCATTTGCAGCACGCTTGTCTGATCTTTTTTTCTTTCTTATCTCTTTAGGTGTTTCTGATGCCATAACTTACTTGTTACATTTTTTACACTTGCTGTAAGGCTTTCCACACTTACACATTTTTTTAATTTTTGAATATGCCATAATTATGATTTTTTAAGTCTACTTTTTTCTTTTCTACTTTTATTTATCACAGAAGGTTCAAAACCAACTATTTTACCATCTTTATGAGATGCATCTAAACCATCACCATTTCCGTATGTACCTCTCTTACGATTGTACTTGTTTAGAAGTGCTCTATATTTTATCATAGCAGGAGAAGACTGAAACTTTTTATATTCGTCTTTATAGTCTCTTTTTGCTGCCATTACTTATTTCTTTTTTTCTTTTTTAATTCTTGCATTCTTGCTTCTGCTGCTTCTTTTCGCTCAATGGTTTCCATAAACACTCCTTTTGCAGTTTCATAGCCTTGATCACCTGGTTTATATGTCTTACCATTATAAGTTACTGATCCAACTCCTTTTTTACCGTCTTTGCCATATGCTAAACCATATGTACCAGAAACACTAGTAGATGTAGAAGAAGTAGTCGTAGTAGTTTTAGGTTTTTTTTCCTTCTTTCTTTTCTTTACTTTCTTTACTTTTTTCTCTTTAGGGGCATCATCATCATCAGAATTAAAATTTACTTTATTTACAAGTTCTGCACCTTTAGTTTTTACTTTCTTGATAATTTTACTTAATCCAGAAGGACCTTTGGCTTTTTTATATTCTGCCTTAGCAATAAGTCCTTTAATTTTCTTTCTTATATTATATGCTTTTTGGTGGTCACCCGAATCTTCAGCAAGTTTTGCTTTCAGCCTAAGTTTTGCAATTTTATCCATTGTCTTTATTTTTATTTTCTTGTCTCAGGTAATACCAACGCTGTGCGGTGTATCCGATTGAAATAACAAGTAATGATATTTTAAGTACGGTATCGATTTGTGTCATAGAGATTGTAAACGTCCCTGCGTTAATGAGGTATAATTTTAAGTCTTGCATTGTCATCATGGGGTTACCAAATTTTACATTTTTTTGCTGTTCGCTCTAACTTCATGATTTTATTGAGCGTAACGCTCTTACTCTGATATAGTGCCATAACAATAAATTAAAGGGTAAATATAAAAGAAGTCGTCATTAGGAGCCTAATAATTCATTACTCGATCTACTGTTGTAAAAGCCAATCCTGAATTTTAATAATACCCAGAACATTATATTTTATTTTTACCAAAAATCAACAACATGTCTTTAACTGAAATCTTCAACACAGAAGACTTTAAAAAGATGATATTTAATCCATTTAAGGTTAAAGGGTCATTGAAAAAAAAGTTTCCTAAAATGAAAATGTTTAGCAGTTTCCAAACCGCTGAAGACCAAATGATTGCATATGTTCTTTATATGTATGATCAAAACACACCAATGAAAGAGCAGTTTCCAGATCTTAAAATAAGAAAGGAGCAGTCCGCTGTTTTATCTGGATATGATCTTGTAAAAGACAATGAGATATTACATGATATGTTTTTTTTCAAATCCACTAAGGTTATAGAAATGGTGGATGAGTTTTTAAGAAAACAAAACAATAGAATATGGTCAATGATTGTTTCTAATGAGCAAACATTTTTTGAATATCAAAAAAAATTATTAAGTCCTGTTGAAGGGGAAAGAGATAAAGATATATTACAAGCCTTACAAATAAAGTCTAAAATAATGGACGACTTAAACACTATAAATGATAGGTTGGATTCTTATTACATGAAACTTTATGGTGAAGATCAAGAATTGTTAAAGACAATAAAATCAGATAAAAGATTAACTCCAGAATTCATTGCTAATTTATGAAAGTAAACATACAAGGAGTAGAATTTGAGATACCTCCAAAAGGTAAAGTTAGAAACGTAATTACAGGTGATTTAGAGAAAAGGCCTATAATAACAAGTTCTTCAAAAAAAGAAGATCAAATATGGGTCAGGACTACACTCCCTGAAAGTTATGACTATAAGAGAAAAGAAGAGTTAATTAGACAATCAGAAGATAAAGATTTTTTTGATGTAGAGTTAGAAAACTTTAGATCTCAAGAGTGGGATAGAAGGTTAAATGGGGCATGGTTTATGAATAATGGAAAGCCAGAATACCTTACAGGTATGCACTATTTGTTTTTAAATTGGTGGAAAATAGATATAGGATATCCAAGTTTTAGAAAGGTAGACCAGGATTATTTTTATTTTTTACAAGCCACAATTGATGATCCTAACTCTCTTGGAATGATTGAGTTAACTAAGCGTAGGCAGGGAAAAACAGTTAGAGCAGGAGTGTTTATGTTTGATCTTATATCAAGGTCAAAAAATAAAAATGGTGGAATACAATCTAAAACTGCAAGTGATGCTAAAAACAATGTTTTTGCTAAATCTATTGTAGGACCGTTTAAAAAACTACCAGATTTCTTTAGACCAGTTTATGACCAATCTAAAGGGGTAACTCCAACATCAGAGTTAAGATTTTATAGAACAACAAAAAGAGGAAAAAAATCATTAGAAGATTTAGGTAAACCAGAACTTGAAAGCCAAATAGATTGGAAGAGTTCAGAAAAATATGGATATGATGGAACAAAATTACACAGATACCTTGGTGACGAGGTTGGGAAAACTATGGAAGTGGATGTCTGGGAAAGGCATAATGTTGTACGTTTCTGTTCAGAACTGGATGGTGAGTATATTGGAAAACTACTTTACACAACCACTGTTGAGGAAATGGAATCTGGTGGTGAGTCGTTTAAAAGACTTTGGGACAACAGTAACCAGGAAGATAGAAACGTACATGGTAGAACTCCCAGTGGATTATTTCGATTCTTTACTCCCTCATTTAAGACCTTATACTTTGACAAATATGGTTATGCAGATGAAGAACGTGCTAAGGAGTATTATCTGGCTGAACGTGCAAATCTTGTCAATGATGATCGTGCTTTGTCTAGTATTATTCGGAGGAATCCGTTTACTATTGAAGAGGCTTTTAGAATAGATGGGGAAAGGTCACTGTTTAATGCCATGAAATTAAATGATCAAATAGATCGTATATCTTGGAAAGATAACTTGTACACTAAAGGAAATTTCGAATGGGTAGGAGACAAGGAAACAGGACATGTAGAGTTTAAACCAATGTCTAACGGTAGGTTTAAAGTTTCGTATTTATTTGACGACTTTAAGGACGCTAATAATGTAATAAAAAGGGGTAAAAATTATTTTCCTACTAAAAAGGGAGAGTTTACTATGGGCTGTGATCCTTATGATCATGACAGTACTGTAGACCAAAGAAGATCTAACGGTGCCTTCTATGTATACAAGAAGCACAACTCAGTATCAAATTTTTATGACAGTTCATTTATAGTTGAATATATTTACCGACCAAGTACCGCAAGACAATTTTACGAAGATGTGTTGAAGTGCTGTCATTACTATTCTTGTGATCTTTTATTTGAAGATAATAAGATAGGTATAAAAAATTATTTTGAAGATAGAGGATATTCTGCCTTTTTAATGTTTTTACCTGGTAATGCAAAACCTGGGATGAGTGGATCTGTGAAAACACATCAGCAAATTGCAGAAGTAACTGAAGACTATATAGAAAACAATATAGATAAAGTGTGTTATCCAGAATTATTAAAAGACTGGTTAGAGTTTGATATAAGTAAAACAACAAAGTTTGATGCGGCAATGGCAGCAGGATATACTTTAATAGCAGACAAAAATATACTTTTGAAAAATTACCTAAGAAAAGGAAATTTAGTAGAAGCAAAAAATATGTTTAAAAAGTTTAAGGTAGGATGATAAAACACACAGAAAAAGCAAACTATCCAAACCATAATGTTGACCCAGTACAAAAGGGAAAGGATTGGTGTTTGTCATACGCTAAAGCAGCGTGGTCAGATTATACTCAACATGGCACCCAATCATTTCATAATAACAGAGGCACCTATGCAAAGGTAAAAGACTACGCACAAGGAAATCAAAATATTAATAAATATAAATCATTATTAAATGTTGATGAAGCAGATAATGAAAGTTGGTTTGCTATTGATTGGACTGTTCTACCAATAGTCCCAAAATTTAGACGTATTGCATTAGGTAAACTAAGCAAAACAGAATACAATATTACAGCCACACCTATAGATTCATTGGCTCAGTCAGATATAGAAACATATTATAAGACTACAAAAGCAAAAATGGATCTTAGAAATATGGCTTCTAAATCCATGCCTGGTGTAGAAGAATTCAGTGCTTTAAAGGCTCAACCAAAAGAACCTTTAAATGATGAAGAATTAGAAATGCACATGGCTTATACATATAAGCACAATGCCTCCATTGAAATGGAACAAGGGATTGACCTCATCTTTCATACAAACGATATGGAGGAAAAGCGTAAACAAATAAACGAGTATTTATTTGATTTTGGTGTTGCAGGATATAAAGAATATATCGATAGTAACGGTGCTGTAAAAATAAGAGTTGTTGATCCTGGTAAATTATTAATATCGCATTGTAATAAAAGAGATTTTACTGACAAAATACATGTAGGTGAAATTACAGAGATGTCTATTTCTGATCTAAAACAAAGAGCAGGTAGCCAGTTTGATGAAAAAGAATATCAGGATATTGCAGATAGGTTTTCTGGAAGGCAAGGGGATACAAAAATGTTCCCAAGCAACAAAAAACACTTTAAGCATTATGATGACAGAAAAATATTAGTCTTAGATATAGAGTTTTTCTCTGTGGACCAAATGGTTCACGAGTCTAGAACAGACAGAAGAGGAAATAAAAGATTTGGAAGGGCAGGTTATAATAGTTATAACAAGAAAAAAAATAAATTTATTAGATCATCATACAAAACGGTTTATAAAATATCATGGATAGTTGATTCTGATTATTGTTTTGACTATGGTTTATGTTCTGATATGAAAAGAGTAAAATCAAACTTGATGGATACAGATTTATCCTATCATTTGTATGCTCCAGATTTTCACAGCATGAAGCCATTAGGTATAATGGAACAATTACTGCCTATTGCTGATCAAATACAAATTTCCTGGTATAGGCTTCAAAATACAATTAATCAAGCGAGACCTAAAGGGATTATGATCGAACTCGGTGCTCTTGAGGATATTCCATTAGGAGCAGGTGGTCAACAAATGAAACCGATGGATGTTATTGATTTATTCAATAAAACAGGTACCCTTGTTTACAGAAAAAATGATATAGGTGGTAAGCCAACTAATTATAAGCCAATTGAAGAATTGGAGAATGGATTAGGTAGAGACGCTATGACTTATTATCAGGTTATTCAAAATAACATTGAAATGATCAGGCAGATAACAGGTTTAAATGAATTTACAGATGGTTCTACACCAGACGCAAGATCATTAACAACTACTGCTAAGTTAGCAGCCCAAGCCACTAATAATGCATTGGCACATATAGAGCAAGGTGAAAGAAGGTTGTTAGAAAAACTTGCATCAGCGGTTATAGTTAGATTACAGGATTCTGTTAAGAAAAAACCTATAGAGGGTTATATTAGATCCCTGGGCAAGAACACAATGGATTTCTTTAAAATGACAAAGACTGTCTCTAAGCACGAGTTTGGTGTAAAAATAGAAGACAGGCCTACAGAAGAGCAAAAAGCAAGACTTATGCAAATACTACAGGCTAGTGTTGCACAAGGACAAGTCGATTTTGAGGATGCTGTATTTATTGAGCAAATAACTAATTTAAAGCAGGCACAACAAGTATTAGCATATCGTATCAAAAAGAAGCGAGAAGAAGCCCAACAGCAAGCCATGCAGCAGCAAGAGCAAAACGGACAAATACAAATGCAGTCTGCTCAATCTGCTGAACAATCTAAGCAACAAACATTACAAATGGAGTTGCAGGGTAAAATGCAAATGGAAAAATTAAAAGCAGAACTACAGTCTCAACTGCAAAAAGAGAAATATCAGTTTGAATTAGAGTTGGCAGGTATGAGAGAACAAGGTTCAAGCGAAAGAAGTTTAATGGACAATTTACCAACAAAAGAGGCTTTTATGGCGGGTATGCAGGAGCAACCAGAAGAAGCACCAGTTCCTGGAGGAATGCCTCAACAACAATAATTAACAAACAACAAAACAAATTATTATTATGGAAGAACAATTCGATTTATCAGAAGTCAAAGTTATTGACGACAATGGTGAGGCTCAACCTGTAGAGGTTCCTGTAGAGGAAACTGAAACAGAGAGTACAGAAACAGAAAACGTAGAGGAAACAGAAGTAGAAGATACTCCTGTTGAAGAAACAGAGGTAATTGATGAGCCAAAAGCAGAAGAAGAACCTGCGGCTCAAGAAGAAACAACAAAAAGCAATCTACAAGACACTGCTGAGTTATTTGATGAATTAGATAATATATCAAAAGACTTAACAGATGGTAAAGTAGATAATTTAGAGGACTTTTTTGAAGAGTATAAAAGGATGAGAGATTCGTCTAGTACTCAATATAAAGATGACTACATTAAAAATGCAGTCGAATATTACAATAAAACTGGATCGCTTACTCCTTATTTAGAAGCAACTTCAGTTAACTATGGGGAAATGTCTGACGAAAAAATCATGAGACGTGAATTAGAACAGGCAAACCCAACTTTATCTGCAAAAGCAATTGAGCGTTTGTATACTAGAGACATAGTTAACAAGTATTCTTTGGACGAGGATAAGTATGATATGGAGGAGGTAGAACTTGGTAAGGAACTTCTGAAAGCAGATGCGACTAAACTAAGAGATAAGTTTGTTGACGAACAAAAAAACTTTACTGAACCTGAAATCAAAGAAACTGAAGACAATGAAACTGTAGACAATACTGAACAGATGGAAAAATGGGCAGAATCCGTTAATTCTAATGACTTTACTAAAGACGTTTTAGAAAACAAACGTATTTTAATTGGTTATAATGATGAGAAATTCTCTTATGAAGTGGAAAATCCTGAAGAATTGCAAGCCATGACGGTTGACAATAATAAGTTTTTTGCACTATTTAAGGATGATCAAGGGCAAGTTGATTTTGATAAATGGTATAGAGTATTGGCTTACGCTTCAGACCCTGAAGTTTATGACTCATCCCTTATTGCACATGGGCAAGAATTAGGACAAGAAAAGGTTGTTTCGGATTTGAAAAACCCTACTAAACCTACTAAAAGCACACAGCAATATAAAACACCATCTAGCCCATTAGAGGGTTTATTTGGTGCACTGAGTAGAGGTGACTCGGATGTTAAAATAATTCGTTAAATAATATTAAAAAGTAAAAAATGGAAAATTCTAGTTATATAAGTTCTTTATCATTCCTACAGCACTCATTCGTGCAAGGAAGAGAGATCTTATCAAGCGTCTTAGACGTACAAAACGAAGAGGAAGGATTCCTTGACGTAATGCAGGCATTAGGTAAATTAAAGCCTACTAGCCAACCAGTATACCACGCATTTGTAAATGAAGCGTTGTATAAGGATAATGCAATTGAGGTAAAAACAGCAGGATCTGGTACAGGCTCACAAGCAGGTATTGAAACTACGGCTATTGGTAATGCAAGAGTTGGTGACCTTATGATGGGTGCTTCTGGTCAAGTATATTTGATCAAAGGAATTGCATCTAACGGTGATATCGACTTTACACCAGTAGATGGTGCAGGAGTTGCTGCTGATTACGGTGCAGGATCAAAACTTGTTGTATTCTCGAATGCACAAGGTGAAGGATCTGGTTCTCCAGACCCAATCAAATATGGTCTTACTAAGCAGTCTAACCGAGTGCAAATCTTTAAAAACAAATACAGAATTTCTGATGTTGCTAAAGCGTCTAAAATTACTGTTGAGTATAAAGGTAAGCCTTACTTCATGTACAAAGGTACTTACGAAGCATTACAGCGTTTTAGAGGTGATATCTCTAATGCATTGATGTTTGGTCAAGGATCAGGTGACTTCTACGCAGGAGCGTCTGTAGGTGATATGTCAATTGGTGGAAATGCAGTACAAACTACTAACGGTCTTAAGCAAGAACTTAAGAATGGTGGTATTTTAAATTCTGGATCTCCTTACGATCATGCTACTGATGTATTAGCAACATTATCAACCTTAACTGCTGCATTGAACAAAGCAAGAGCACCAAAAGACTACTGGATGTGGTTAGGTACTTCTGCTAACATTGCTATTGACAATGCATTGAATGGGTTGAATGCAACTGGTTTAACTGGTGCTAGATTCTCAGTAGATGGAAAGAACATTGACTTAGGTGTTGACAAGTTTAGCCTTTACGGAAGAACTTGGAACAAAAAGCAATTATCAATCTTAGATCACAATGAACTAGGTTCTACAGTAACAGGATCTGGTGAGATTTACCTTGTACCAACTGGACAAGTTAAAACCGCAGGTGGTGGTGGATCACAAGATTACCTACAAGTACGTTACTTAGAAGGAGATGGAAACAACTTCTCTTTCAGAGAAACTTTGACAGGTGGACTTGCTCCAACTCCAACTAGTGCTGATTCAATTCTTGACGTAAACTACCAGGCTATTATGGGTCTAGAAGTTTTAGGAAAAGAACACTGTGCACTTGTTACAGGATTTTAGTAATAAATAACCTTAAGAAGAGGGGAGGTAACCCCTCCCTTCTTTTTTTTAAAACCCAACAATTATGATTAAAACTAAAGAGTACAACAACGTAAAAACACCGCCTCAACTAAAAAGAAATGAGGTAAAGGTTTTTCAATATTTAAATGTGAAAGCCGATAAGCAAAACCCTGGTAAAGTGGTAATGCCATCTGTTCACATGGTTCCTCAAGTAGACAGAGTTTACGACAAAGAGTTAGATGATTATGTAGATATTGCATCTATAGCATCAATAGGTGTTGGAGGAAAACCGTCATTTAATACCATACAGTTTACGAAGCAGGAAAAGGGTTTAATGCCCTTAAGAGGTAATAGAACAGGAGATAGAGAAATATTTCAATATTTAATGTTGTCTAACTATAATGCTTCTAATCCTGATAGGGACACAAGCATTGTTCCTTTATTTAAATTAGTAGAGCCTACGAAAGAGGCCGCTGATAGCAGAAAACAAAGAACTTTAAGAAGGGACGCTATGAATGTCGCTGCTGAACTATCTGCTGCTGAAGTAAGAGTATTTATTGCTGCTTTAAATAAGGATGAAAAAAGAGATATTTCTATACTAAGAGATGAGTTAGAAATTATGGCTGAAAAGGATCCACAAAAATTCATCACATTAAGTAAGGATAAAAACAAGTCTATTCAGGCAACCTGTAAGTCTGCTATTGACAAAAAACTTATAAAGTTCGATAAAGGTAATAGTACTTTTTCATGGGTCTCCACAGGTGAGACTATAGTGCAAGTACCTAGATCATCTAAATCAAGTTATTTACAGGGGTTCACCAACTTTGTTTTGAGTAACAAAAATGGGGAATTAGTTTACGAAGAAATCGTAAAATTGCTTAAATAATTTGTTGTTGGTTTGTTTTGAAGTCGGCCAAAGTAAATTAATACTGAGGCCGACTTTTTTTTTCGTAAAATATGAGCACATATAAAGATGATACTATAGAGGTATCTGCAAGATTTCTGTTAAAATTTGACATCACTTCCGTACCAAAAATGGTAGTGACAGATAGTTCTATTGCTACAGTAGAGGGTGAAAATCAAACTGGCTATGTGTTTATACGAGTCACAAAACCTAACGGAATTATAAGGGAACCAGACATGAATGTCCCAGACATGACTATTGTCTTTAGTAGTGTTCCTACAAAACCGCCTGAAAGTAAATGGGAATATATATTGCCACTTTCTTCATCTGACGGAAATCCTAGTGAAGGTTTATACAAAATAGAATATATTTTAAAAGTAGGTGAAGTTTCAGAAACTTTAACTACTAATATAAAACAAATTGATTTTAGTTTTGATTATAAAACTTTAAGGTGCATAAATTTAATAGATGAGTTTACTCCTAGTGTAAAAGTTAGAGACACTACTGAAGATTATACGGTAACAAACTACGATTTAAATAGCGTTACACGAACTTTTGAATCTTCTAATGGTGTAGGACTCGATATTGATAAAAAGGTCTCTAATGGCTTCTCTGAGGAAGACAGGACCTTTGATTTAAGAGATCAAGAGGGTAAATACCAGGATTCTACTTATACCACATATATAGATGTTGTGTGTGAACACCAACATATAGAGTTTGATTGGTTTTCGGTAAGTGTAAAATTAAATAATACTTTAACAACAGATGTATTTAAAGCACCAACACGAGCAGAACTCTTATCATATATAGATGTTGTAAGAAATTTAATGGACACTTATGTAAATTACAATGATACTCTTTATGCTAGATACAGTAAAGATTACGAATACATTATAACAAGTTTTCAGCATTTTGAAGATAGATTGTCTGAGAGACAAACAGGTCAAGACACGACAGAGATATTAAGAGATATGATGGATGTTATTAGAAGTAATGTTCCAAGAGATCATACTTCTGAAGAAATACTACCAGTTGATATTAGGGATTATATTCCTTCTGTAGATTGGGATCAAATAACAAACAAACCAATATATAATCCATTTGCAACATACGAAAAAAAATTCCCTACACCTCTTTATCAATGGGATGTCATTCATAGTTTAAATAAAAAGCCAACAGTTACACTTGTTGATGACTATGAAAATATTGTGTATGGGGCGGTAGAATACGTAAATTTGAACATTATAAAAATAACATTTAACACATTAACCTCTGGTAAGGTTTATATAAATTAATACATCATGGCAATAGACTTTTTACATCATCTTGATCTCAATCAGAATCAAGTAAAAAATGTCGTAATAGACAACATCACAACTGATGCGTTTAAAGAACTTAACGCAGTCGAAGACACAGGAACTCAACCAGTCGCAGGACAGGCTGTATTTATTACAACAACTAGCAAGTTTAGATTCTACGATGGCTCTGCTTGGGTAACTCTAGGAGAGACCTTGACTGAGGCTGAGGTAAGAGCGATGTTTGAGGTATCTGATACAGGTGGTGATGGTAGTTTGTCTTATGATAAAGATACAGGTAAATTTACTTACACAGGGCCAAGTGCTACTGAGGTAAGAGCACACTTTTCACAAGGTACAGGTATTACTATTACTGATGGTGAAATTGCAACCACTATCACGCAATACGCAGATGCTGATGTACAGGCTTATATAAGCGAAGGTACTGGTGTTACTATAAGTGCAACAGGTCAAATATCTATTGGACAAGCAGTAGCAACAACTAGCGATGTAACATTTAATTCAGTTACAACAGAGGCAGACATTACATCTAACAAAGGAAATCTTTCAATTGGAGGTAATGCTGTAATTAAAGGAAACCTTAGTGTTGAAGGTTCTACTGTAACAGTTAACCAAACACAGGTAAATGTTCAAAACGCTTTTGTCTTTGAGGGAGCAACAGCAGATGAGTTTGAAACAACTTTATCTATTGAAGAACCTACAAAGGATCAAACAATAAATCTACCAGATGCTTCAGGAACAATTGCATTAACATCGCAACTTAATCCTTTCGATGCTGCTGATGCTAAGACTGCTGTAGGTGAGATGGTTACTGGAAATACAGAAACAGGCTTATCTGTAACTTATGAATCATCCGATCAAACTCTAGACTTTAAATTAACAGCAGATCCAACAATTACCTTAACTGGTGATGTGACTGGTTCTGGTACAATGACTAATCTTGGAGATGTTTCTATTGCACTAGATACAGTAAAAAACAAAGCATACTCTTCCCTAATGCCAAAAGAAGCAGCATCCAATAGTTTTGCTGTTTCACATGGATTAAACACAGAAAATGTTATTGTTCAGTTATATAAAGGTGGTAAGTTAATTTACGCAGATGTAACTGTAAAAGATAAAGACACAGTTTCAATAGATTTTGCAAAAGATCAAGCAGTAGGAGAAATAAAAGTAAACATTTTGTCGGCTGCTGTCTAAAAAAAATTAAGACATGGCAATAGAATTCATTCACTCGTTAGAAGTAGCAGGGGATTTAACAGTAGATGGTGTAATCTCAAAAAGTGATGGAGGTTCTTCGACACAATGGGATGCTGCCTACGGTTGGGGTAACCATGCTGATGCAGGATATTCAACCTCAGATCACAACCATGATGCTAGATATTTAAAACTATCTGGCGGAACTATAACCAGTGCAACAGCAGTTGGGTTAACAATAAATCACGACACTTTTAATAAAGGATTAATACTTGAAAGAAAGCATGACTCTAATGCTGCTTCTATTAAGTTTAAAAATACTACCTCAACACAAGGAACATTGTTCGCTATAAGTAATGATAATTCTTTGTATTGGAGACATGGTGATGAAACAGATAACTACAAGTTATGGACTGCAAAAGACTTTTCCGAAACAGACGTTGCTAACGGAGTTACAGCCCATGGATGGTCTAACCATGCTGATGCAGGATACATAAAAACAATTCCAAGAACCTATGGTAATGCTACTACAATATTAGATAGAGCAATTGAATTTCATGACAACGGAGGTGATTTATCCTGGATTGTTGGTGCAGATGATAGAGGAGGAGTTGGCACACCAGGTCAAAATGCTTTTGTAATTAGAACATTAAAAGGAACAAGGTTTCCACAAGACACAACTTGGAATTCAAAAGGAACTGAGGTTTTTGGAATAGACGACAGTGGTAATGTTGGTATCAATGTTACACAAGCAGACTATCTTGAAAGAGTTAATATTGGTGGTAATATTCGTATCACAGGTGGTATTGAGGCTGATGGTTATAAACCTACTGAATGGGATGCTGCGTATACCTTCTCTACAGGAACTCACGCACCAACAGATGCAGAAAAAAACGTACAATCAGATTGGACTGAAGCAACTACGACAAGCGATGCTTTTATACTTAATAAACCTAGTATAATAACAACTGGTCACACAAATGCTCTTTTTACCTCACTAGACGATGTAGATGATAATAGAGTAGACAGTCAAACAAACTATACGCAAGGACCACACGCAAACCATAGTATTGTAATGACTCTGAAAAGTGCAGCATCTTCAGGTAGACGAGCACAGTTATTTTTTGGAGACACCTCAGCAGGAGGTATGCATTTAAGACTCCATCAAGGTGGTGAGGCTTGGCATCCCTGGAAGAAAGTATGGACATCTAATGAGTTTTCAAGTGATGATGTCGCTAACGGAGTTACTGCACATGGTTGGGGTAATCACGCAGACGAGGATTACTTAACTGCACTACCTAGTCACAATCATGATGGCAGGTATTTAAAATTAAACCCAAGACTTAAAGCAAATGCAGATACAATAACTCAGTCAGGAATTCATATTTGGGATGTTAGCGAGGCTACAGATGATCCTGAAGGTGCATCAGATGGTTTACTAACTACTAAGTTTTGGGATTCTTCAGGTTGGGCAGTACAGTCTTACCATGACTTTCACCATAATAAACTTTACATAAGAAGTAAACAAAGCAGTAATTGGCAAGATAAGTGGGCACAAGTTCATACAACAGATAGTTTTACAATTAGTGATGTTGAACAAGGTCAAACAGCATACAGTTGGGGTAACCATGCCGATGCAGGTTATGTCAAAACAGACACCGACACCGTTTTTAATGGTGGAAATGTAGACAATCCAGTTGTTATAGATAACACCTCTGCTAATTGTGTTTTACACTGGTCAGATAGTGGTGATTCTACAGGTGCAATAAAAATTAAATTACCAGGATTTCATAGTAAATCGAACTGGTCTATGCTTGTAATGAGGGTGACCTTATATGAGTACACATCAGATGCACATACAATTTATACTGTATCAGGACATGACTGGACAAGTGGATGGTATAATAAAAGAATTAAAAAGCATGGAGAGAGTGCTAAGGAATTAAAGTATGCGTTCTCATCCTCAGCAGATGAAGATTATTTAATTTTAGGAGAGGTAGGTGATAAATTTAAATATGGTCATGTTACGGTAGATGTAATTGCTCACCCAGGGTTTTACCATGGTGCAATGAATTTAACATCTGGATGGGAAATAAGCCAGGTAACAAGTCTTGAAGGTGTTACAGAACAAGAATCAACTAATGAAAAAGTAATAGATACAGCAAACCCATCTGTTGCTAATTGGGATACAGCCTACGGTTGGGGTAATCATGCTGACGGTGGATATCTTACATCTCTACCTACTCATGGTCATGAAACTATTCAAGCAGAATCAACATATTCTATAGACGTAAAAGATCATGGAGGTCATACTTGGTTTAGAAATGCTACAAATATGTGGACTTTCCAAGGTGGATCTAGTGGTGATGATTGGACACAAACATTTACTCATTACTTACCAAGTAGAACTACTGCCAATGCTCAAATGATGCAGATTGGACAAAGAGATTCTAATGCTGTTGATGGTAGTTATAAAGGTGTTAGAATTGTAAAATACGCTGCAAGTAAAGTTGTTGACGGTCATTTACAAGTTGGAACTATTTCTATAACAGATGGATCATCAGACAATTGGAATACTGCCTACGGATGGGGTAACCATGCAGATGGTGGATATCTAACGTCATATTCAGAGACATCAGATCTAGAAAGTGTTCGTGCAAGAGACAATAGCATTGCAGGTGTAATTAACTTTACTCCTGATACTGGAGATATATTACAGGTAGATGGTCAAGTAATACTTAAAAGAACTACAGCAAACGGAGGAATAACTATTGGTCATGATGATGCTGTAATTATAGCAGGTGGTGATACGTCAAGCACATTAAATGCCAATATTAATAATGCAGAAGAGACTGTATTTATTGGTGCTGAAGGTGGTCTAAAAGTATTTGCATTTCCAGATAATATGTCTGGAGGATGGGGTGCTAGAAAAGAATGGAGATTCCAAAATGATGGTGATACAGACTTTCCTGGAAAATTATACCCAAGTGGCGGAAGTACGCACTATGTAGACAGCACAAGAATTGCAAACTGGCAAACAGCCTATGGTTGGGGTGACCACTCAACAAGAGGATATCTCACAAGATCTAAACCTGAATCACCAAAAATATTATCACAAATAGTTGGTGACACAATAGAGGTTGTTATTACTGCATCTGGAACTGGTAACATCGATCAATATTTAGTATTTAGTTCTGTAGTAGGAAGTGACTTTGGATTAATATCTGTCATTCCTCCTGATGACTTTGCAGAAGAAATGTCTGTAATAGATAATTCTTTTGATGAAGGTGGAAAAATTGAGTACAGAGTTTACGCAGTTAAACAAGGGGTTTATTCTGACGTTGCAACTACATCACAAGACTTTAGTGTTGGTGAACTAGAGCCTACTAATCTAAGTGTAGTAGACCTTAATAATGCAAAATACATTCAATGGGATGCACCATCAAGTAAGAAAAGATTTGTAGGTGTATACAATGTGTACCATCATGAACATGATACTCAAGCGAGTTTATTAAGATCAAGTGCATCATTAATTTATTCTGGAACTAACACAAGTTATATGAAGCCTACTAGCAATAATAAGTTTCATCAGTTTTGGGTTGAAATAACAGAGTCATAATGAAAGGAGATAATTTATCATATTGGAACTGGTTGTTGTCACAAAGACAAAAAGACCTAGAGTTAGAATTAGAAAGAGAACCACTAGATGATAATCTAGTTAAATTATTAAAATCCTCAATTGTAGAGGCAGAAAATAAAATAGAAGAACTAAATAATGTTTAAATCAGACGAGTTATCAAGATCTAAGATCAAGAGTATAGTTGGAGCAGGTATGAATGAATACGGAGGCCAATATGCTGTTCTACCTTTATTTAAAGGTGGTTACAGTAATGCTTTAGTCAATAGTGGTTCTGGTGATTACGATGGTGGAGATAGACAAATTGGTTTTCCAAACTCTTATGAAATTGACGGTGACCTATTATTTACAGCAGGTTGGGGTGATGGTATGGCTGTAAGAAGATTAAACAACGATGGTACAATGACAAGGTTGTTTTATGATTCAAATTTTATATGGAGAGACACAGGTAGCACATATAACCATATGCAATCTATTGCCATAGATAAGGTAAATAAAAAGGGTGTGATGATGACGTATAATGTTGATGGCTACACAACATTTGATTATAGTGGTTGTCTAAACGGAGGTACAACATTTGTTAAAGATCCTAGACCGACTCACGCAAACCCACAAAGATTTATAAATGAAGGAGGTATGAATATTTCTTCAGCAGGTCTTTATTATACAAGTGGTTTAGTTTGTGCAGGAGAGTGGTTCTATGTAGGTGAGTATGATGCAAGGCATTATCAAAAATACCCTAGGAGAAATGTAAAAACAGGTGTAGAACAAATACTTACTTGGGAGACAAATGGTAAGTCAGGAACTGCAAATGACGATAGAAACGGATATAGATTTACTTTGTTTTATGATGAGGTAAATGACAGAGTGTTTTACTGTTCATACTACAATGCAAACTTTATGATGATCGAAAAAGCATCAACAGCAAGTCCAGAACTTGTATGGTGTGATTTAGGGGATGCAGGTGTAGGAGATGATGGATATGAAATGGGTTTGTTTGTGGAAGATCCTAATGGTGCACCTAATATAATGTGGATTGGTGGTAGTAGTAGAATAGTTAAAATAGATGTTACACCATGTATGACAGGAACAAAGCCAACTATATTAAAACAAGTTTATGTAAACAATGCAGATAATGTTCAGTTTGATAACTTATTTAGATTTGGTAATAAATACCAGAAAACATCTGGAACACCTATGGATAAAGATCCAGAGTATCCAGAATACATAAGAACACATTCTGATAGAGGGTGGAATATGCTAGGTGGTTGGATAGACAAAACCAATTCAAAGTCACCAGGATTTAGAAGGTATAACGATATGACTGAGGACACCACTACAGGTGGTAGAGGTAGGTCTTATAGAAGTGACTATGGACATGGAATGGTTTTAATGTCTTCAGCCAACGGATCACAATATTGGATACAAGGAGGTTATGGAGCAGACGGTCATAGATTTTTAATTTGGCCTAAAGAAGATAAACCTCAGCAATTGATTGGTGACTGGAATGTTTCATTTGGGACTTATACATTACCAAATAGTGGTAATATAGATATGGTTTTTTTAGGTGGTTTGCAAAATTATTATGTTCCAGAAGGCTGCTCATTAACTGTCTTTGTATCTCCAGATAATGGGGTGACCTGGGAAACTTACGACAGAACTACTGATCAAGCACATATATTTACTGCAAAGGGAACTCAATTAGTAGTTAAGATACAAGCAATAGGTCATCCTGATAGATCACCTTATAACTTAGGTTATAAAGGAAAAGGCTCAGTAATGTATGGAAGTTTGCACGATGCGTCTTTAGACTCTAAAATAAAATTTAAAATACCAAGAAAGCGTTTAAAAGGAAAAAAGAAATAATATGGCTACAACATCACCAAGTAAAAGACATTTAGGGTTAACATCCTCAACATTGATAAGTACATCTGATGTTACTGTTGGTGGTAACCTTATTGTTAATGGAACGACAACTACATTAAATACTGCTACCCTACAGGTAGAAGATAAGAATATAGAACTTAATAAAGGAGGAAGTGCTGCTAGTAGTAATCTTGGTGGTATAACTGTTCTAAGAGGGACAAGTGCCTCTGCTCAATTTATTTGGGATCAAGGGAATACTAGATGGGATATATCAAATGGTCTTCATGTTGATGGAGAAATTTTTACAAAATCTCATGGAAAGTCATCACAATGGGCCACAGCCTACGGTTGGGGAGATCACGCTGATGGCGATTATCTAGGGAATACTGCGAAAGCAGCAGATTCAGAAAAACTTGATGGCATAGACTCTACAGATGTACTTCATGGAAACGCAAACGGAACAAATGATTCAGTTACTACGGATCTTGATGGCTTAGATAAGACAGGGTTTTACACCTCATCAGCGTTTGTTACAAAACCCTCATCGGTAAGTAATTGGATGTATGTTAACCATATTAAACTGTATAATTCTAATACAGGATATCAAAAACAAATTGGATACGACACATATGATGACCGTATGTGGCTTAGAACTAAAAATAATAGTACATGGACTTCTTGGAAAGAAGTATGGAACTCTGGGGACTTTGCTAAGGCAGATGTAACAAAGGGAGTTACTGCACATGGATGGGGTAACCATGCCGATGCAGGTTATGTTACAACAGATACTACATATAATTTTGCAGGCAGTACGTTTACATCAAGAAATAGTGGTAATGCTATTGCAATAAATAGTGCAACCAGTAATATGACTGGTTATACAAACGGATCATCTGATGCAGGTTATGCTGATGGAGGTCTTTTTGTAGCAGCATATAATTCAAGTTGGGTTTCACAAATATTTAGTAATTTCAGAACAGGTGAAATATCTGTTAGAGGTAAAAACAGTGGAACATGGAAAGATTGGAGATTTGTACATGATTCAGGTCATTTTTCTACAACAGACGTTGCTAATGGAGTTACTGCTCATGGTTGGGGTAACCACGCAGATGAAGGATATTCAACTACAGATACTAATACCCAATTAACCACTGCTCAGATAGCAGCAATGGGTTATATCAAAGAAAATGAAGATAAAAGATATAAGGCTTTAAGATTTACAGGAGAAGGTGGTGATTCAGGTAACGGAGTGATAAATTATGGAATTTACCAAGAGGGAGGTTCATGGTCACATCCTTATCCAGACTTAGTTATTGGTTATCATACAGGTGTTAAGATTGGTGGTGCTACAGGTTATAATGGAACAAGATTTTATAGTGATGCACCTGGAAGAAGTGGTGCTGTAGAGTTAATGTCTGTAGGTGATGGGAATACTAACGTTAACATTACTAATAGTCTAACTGTTGGAGGAACAGTTACTGCATCAGGAGGAAACTCAGGAAACTGGAATACTGCCCATGGTTGGGGTGACCATGCTAATGCAGGGTATATTAAAACATTACCATCTCACAACCATGACGATAGGTATTATACTGAAGATGAATCTGATAAACTATTTGCAGACATTGACGTAGAAAGTCACATTAACACTGCTTATGTAGATATTCAAGTTGATGGAAATGCAGATACATATTACCCTGTAAGAATACAAGGAAGAGGTTCGTATGCTTATCAAAGATATTCTGTTTCAAGAAGATATAGTTGGAAAGCACCTGATACATGGTATACAGCATCACACAAAGGAGGATTGACATTTACTTTTGAATGGTCAGGTGATACTGCATGGGGTGGAAATCATAAATCAATAAGAGTTGTTGAATTTCATGAAACATATTCTAATATGCTAGGTGGTATAGTTTTACCAGTTACTGGTGGTATTATGGTGTGGCTTAGAGGTGGAGGTGCTCAATATAGATTACATACACCAGAGGGAAGAAACGCAGGTGCTGATATAGAATATGAAGCATATACAGCAGGTAATGGTGATGTTTATAAACCAAGAAATGCTGAAGAAGCAGCAACTGGTAGAACGAACGAAGTTAACTCTAAATGGCCTGTAAGATATAGTAATGATTTATACGATGATGGAAATAGAGTAGCCACACAATCATGGTCAAATTCTCAATACTTAGGCAAGACTGCAAAAGCAGCAGACTCTGAAAAAGTGGACGGTATTAATGGTGCATCTTTATTAAGATCAGATGCAGCAGACTCATTTAGTGGAATATTAACAGGAACAGCCTCTACTGAAAACTTAAAAATTGGTGGTATTAGAGGTACTGCAAAAGGATCACAAACAGGAGAATACATACATTTATATAATAGAGTTCATATTGGAGGCCCTAGTGGATGGGGTGCTGCTTCACATGGTGCACCAAATCATGGTTTAAGTACCTGGGGTTCTGCTGACTTTGGTATGAATGGTTCAGGGGTTCTACAATTAAACGGTACAACTTTTTTAACTAAAGATAGGCTACTACAAAATGTAACCAATACTAATTGGGATGCTGCACATGGTTGGGGTAACCACGCAAGTGCAGGATATATAAAAAGTTTTGATATAACTGCTCAAACAGACTCCAAGTATCTTAGAAGTAATGCAGCAGATACAATCGGATCTACTCTTACAATGGGTACACAAGTAGCATTAGTCGCTAATAATTATGGTCGTGGTGTATTTGGACTTTACTCATCAACAAGATATCAGCATGTTTGGAGTATGGGTGCTGCTTATAAAACGGCGGATGATGGAACGACTTTAGGTAATTTATATGGACTAGCGTGGACTCATTCAAACAACACACAGGGCGAGGATATTGCAGGTCTAGGACATCAACTACTATGTGTTTCTAATGGAGATACAAGGTCTGCAATGGGTGATGGATTCTGGACTAAATACAATATTACTACTACGTCTTATGGAACAGCAGCAAATTGGAAAACTGCTTATGACTGGGGTAATCACGCTGATGCAGGATATGTGAAACAAGCAGCAGTCAATAGTTCTACTGTAGATAAAGCAAACGGATTAGCAGAAGTTGGATATGGATCTGATGAAGGAACTTTTTACCAAACATCAGGTACTTTTGCAGGGCATACAGGTTGGGCAAATTATTGGATTGGTAATCATGGTAATGGGCAGACTTATTATAATACTGTAGATATTCGACCTTTCTGGGGAGTGCCAAGATACTCAAGGCAAGAGGGAACAGAAGGTGTTATAAAAGGGCCATTTGATTATTGGACTCAAGAAAACTTTACTCCAAGTAATTATTCTGTAAAAAGTGCTAATGAAACTCTTTCAGGATCTAAAACCTTTAGTAATAGTTATAATGAGTTTGGTAATTCAACAGGAAGTGTATCTAATGATGGAGGTTGGAATGGTAGAGTAAATGTTGCAGGATCTTCTCACGCTAGACTAGATGTTAAGTCAGTTAGTGATGGAATCATTACTACAATGTATGCACATACTGGCCATGGAGCAGGTAAGATTGGTACAATGTCAAGTCATCCAATACAGTTTATGACTGGAGGTACTACAAGAGGACAAGTAAACTCTAAAGGTGTTTTACATATGGCCTCAGATATTGTTGGATTTTGGGATTTTTCAGATAGAAGATTAAAAACCAATATAAAGCCTTTAGAAAACAACTTAGAAAAAGTGATGTCATTACATCCTGTAAGTTACCAATGGAAAGAGGGTGACCGTAAAGGAAGAACCAACATAGGACTTATAGCACAAGAGGTAGAAGAAATTGTACCAGAAGTTGTACGAGAGCAGGAAAGATTAGAGGAAGGTTCTACAAAGACCTATAAGACAGTTGATTACGAGCACTTAGTGTCAGTATTAATTGGTGCAGTTAAAGAACAGCAAGAGCAAATAAATGAATTAAAATCTAAAATGTGTAAGTGTAATGGCAAATAACTATAGCATAGAAATTGTAAGATTATATACTAATAAAAAATTCGTAGATGGTGACGTTACTTTGTATAATGTAATCACAAGAGTAGACTACAGATGGATTGCAAAATCACCAAGTGGCACAATAAAATCTATTGGTTTTACAAGAGACCTAGAGTTTCCAACAGAAGATTTCAAGCAGTTTACAGATATAGATAAAGGTGAGGTTCAAAACTGGGTAAACCAGGACGATGAAAGAAACACAGCAATTCTGATTTTAGATGAACAAATAGAACTAGAAGAAGCGGAGAAATTTGTAGAAACCCCATTACCATGGAATGAAATATCAGAATAATGGCAGTACCATCAGAAGGGAACATAAGTTTATCAGGGTTATCTAAAGAGAAGTCAGAAGATAACTATAATGCTATTGTAGATATTCCAGGTGCAATATCACTCCAAGATCTAATAAATGGTGGTAAACTCAATGGAAGTGTTATTTCTTATGATGTGACTAACACAGATAGCGAACATTATCCTGGAGATACTGGTGCTAAAGTAGACCGTTTTAGTCAATGGTATAGTTATGATCACGATGCATCACCTGCTGAGTATATTGATTTGATTAATTACAATATGAGATCCTTTGTGGATGGTCTTGGTACGTCAACATCAAAACTATCAGGTGCTTCTGAATCCTTAACAGCGTTTGACAAGTATCAACACAACTACTTTAGACTTAAATTTTTGGATAACACCTTTGATCAAATGCTGATAGACGTTGCAAAAAGCGAGTTAGGCACTCTTAGAATTTATATAGATCCAAAAGGTGATCCAAATGATAATCCAACTACACCAAAAGAATGGCAACTTTATACAGAGATAGAAAAGGGTGGTGAAAGTTCTATAATTATTAATGGCTCGGCAGGAATGTATGTTTACTTTACCATGTATAATAATGGTAAGACACCAACAAGTTTTGAGGTTTCAAACATCTACTGTCAACCTAAACAGTAAAACACTTTCTTAATTCAACAACCAAGTATAAATTATAATTACTTACCCAGAGGAATTCCTTTTATTTGTACAGCAAACAATAAGTAACAATTAAATTATTTAAAATGAAAAAAGTAAGCAAAAAACACCTAGAACAAATTCAAGAATTAAACAAGAAGCAGATTGATATTAAAATTGCTCTTGGAGATACACAATTAATGCAAGGAGATTTAGATAAAAGAGTTTCGGACTTAAAAGTAGAGTTTACAGATGTAAGCGAAGAGATGAAAAAATTATCTGAAGAATTAAAAGAAAGTTATGGAGATTGCCAAATTGATGTAATGACAGGAGAAATTGTTGATCAAACTTCTACAAATGTAGAAAAAGATGACAATAAAGGAGATTCATGATTATATAGTCTTTATCCTAAATAAGGAGACTACAGGGTATGTTTCGCATAGTGACATTGATGCCGCTTTAGATAGGGGTCAAATGTCTAAGTTTATGGAGTTATACAGTAACCCTAAACAATATCAGCCAGGCAGACCAGTGCCTCCAATTGCTTATGGTCAAACACAAAAAATATCTGATGATTTAAGATATTTTAAAATGAGAAGACAGTTTGAAACACAGAATGATGGTGTTTTAGACTTAGGTAATTTCATGAGTGGTATAGGTCCTGCGAATCCAGAATATTTACATTTATTAGGTTTATATGTTTCAGGATCAATTAATAGTACACCAGTAATTAAAAGTGTAGTAGATGAGGCAACAGGTGTTATAGAAGTATACAGAGAAAACCAATCTGTAAAGACTCAGAACCCTGTAAAAATAGTGAGTGAAGATCAACTAGCGGATAGATTAATTTCTCAAGTAGCAACTCCTTCAACTACCTCTCCTGTTGGAATACTAGGAGATTCTGGAACTAAAATTCAGTTATTTCCTGAGACTAAACATGAAGGGTATATTATGTATTTAACCAGGCCTCGTAAGCCTAAGTTTAGTTATGTAGTGGATGGTAGAAAGGTTGTACACAATGGTGGTTCAATTACTGCTACATACACTGCTTCAAGTACGTTAACACTTCCAGATGGAACTGTAATAAGTCCAGGAACTTCTTATATTTTAGGGCCTAGTTTTGATCTAGAATGGCCAGAAGACTGTATAAATGATATTATAAACAAAGCCTTAGTTTCTCTAGGTATACATATAGAGGATATGAATGTATATCAATATGCAGAGGTTAAAAATCAAACAGGGCTATGATAACAAAAGGAAAAATAATAGATCAAATCTTAAGGCTTTCAACAGGTGGTAGTACAAATGATGAGAAAGAAATATCTAGAGAAGACATAGCGTTACTTGTTAGTCAGGTTATTAATAGGTTATTAAAAACTGAGCATTTGTCAGTAAACATGCCTTTAGATTCAGATTACCCTCCTCATACTTTAATAACTACTTACATAGTTGAGAGATATCCTGTAGAAGGTTCAGAAAAGTTTGTAAGAGATTGGTATTTAAAACTACCAGTTATGCCAATATCCCTTCCTAGAAATATGGGGATATGGTCTATAACTGATGAACAAGGTTCAGAGGAATTAATTCCTATTGAATCAGGGCAACAACATCAAATTGGAAAACTAGAAGGTCTTTCGCAGATGGAATACCAACCATTTTACTGGGTAGAAGGCAAAATGATCTGGGTACGTTATCCTTTATTTGGCATAGATCCAGAAAAAAAACGATTAAAAGTTAAATTATTAATTGTAGATCCAACTGTAATAGGAGAATATGATTACTTGCAGATTCCAATTGAAATGGAAGAATCGGTAGTAAAAGAGGTTTTAACATTAATTGGTGCATTACCTAAAGTGGTAGACAAAGCATCAGATACAAATAATCAAATATGAGAGTATATAAAATAGACGAAATAATTCGTTCTGCCTTATTAACAACTCAGAAGCCTATACATTATTATATGCAGTATTTGCATTATGGTTTAAAGGCTGTGAGAGAAATAGGTTATGATTCACCATACACTATTAAATCTGTAAAGTTGGCTGTTAATCAAAACAATGAAATTTCTCTTCCTCGTGATTATGTTGATTATGTTAGAGTTGGTTGGTCAAACGGTCAATACATTAAAAAACTTATAGAAAAAGATTCTTTTAACAGATTAGTTAACAGAGACTCAAGTGGTAATCAGATACCTTATCCTGATGTTGAAACGGATCAAGGCTTAATACACGATAATAACGATAGTCATTCAAATGATAAAGGTGAACATGTAGGTAGGCATTTTGGACATAAACCTAGTTATAAAAATTCTTTTATGGTTATACCAGAAAGAGGTGTTATAATGTTAGATCCTTCTCTACACTTAGTGAAGCATATCGTTATAGATTATATATCGACAAACATGGCTTTTAAAGATGTACCAACTGCGGTTCCTGCATATGCGGCTGAAACGATAGAGAGGTATATCTTGTGGAGAGTTGCAGAACAAAGTCGAACAACACCCATGAATGCTAAAATCATGGCTAAAGAAGAATGGATACAAGCACATAAAAGATATAGAAGTAGAAACTATAAGTTATCAATGGATGATATTCTTAAGTCCCTAAGATCTCATACGAATGCGGCTGTTAAATCTTAATAATGGAAAACTCAAAAAAAACATTTATAGCGGGAATTAATGCCGATGATTCTTTTTTTGCCCATACTGGTCAAGATAATTTAGATGCTCTTAATGTAAGGGTAGTCTCTTCATCTGAAGGTAAAGCAGGTTCAATATCTAATGTAAATGGGACAAGAAATATCCCTAACTCACAAGACTTGTCAAGATCTACGAAATGTATAGGAACTTATGAGGATCCTACTACTAATAATATATTTTATTTTTTAGTTGATGAAAATCCATCGACAAGGTATAAAGCGTCTAGTATTTATTGTTATAAACCCAAGGAGGATAATATTTATAAAGTACTTGCAGATAGTAATATGGAGGCATCCTACAGGTTAGGTTTTGATCCAGAAAAGCCAATTACTGGAATAGCATATATAGATGATATATTGTATTGGACAGGTATAGATGGTAAAGAGCCATTTAGAATAAATGTAGAGAGAGGTATTGCAGCCAATAACAGCCAATATGACGCTGATCCATATAATCTACCAATAAAAAAATCAATAGTCACTCTTATTCGTAAACCTCCAATGTTGCCTCTTAAGATTACAGTTCAGGAGGACGATACGAGAGATACATCCTTTTTAAAATCTAGGGCACATACTTTTGCCTATAGGTATGTTTATAAAGATGGAGAGACAAGTGTTTTTTCGCCTACATCATATCATTATCCTAACCAGGATATGGATGATGATAATCATAAAACATCAAAAAAAATCAAAGTGGATTTTCCTCAATTTGAGGCCGATGAAACTGGTATATATCAAGATGTACATAAAGTACAATACGCAGTTAAATTTGATTCTGATACATCATATTTTATATGGAAAGAATTTGATAGTAAAACTCATGAAACAGAATTTGCTGATCAAACTAAAAGTCAGTCTGGAGTAATAACTGCTGATTTTTATAATGATGTTTTGGGTTTTGCTGTTGATGATGTCAACTCTATAAAACTATCAGATGCAGTTCCGTATGAAGCAGAAGCATTAAGTATTGCACGAAACAGATTGTTTTTAGGTAATATAAAAGAAGGAAGATTAAACCCTGAACAAATCACTTCAGAAGACATTTCTTTAGACTTGTTAACACAATCTTTTACTGATAGTTTTAATCAATATGATAGAGATAGAGGTGGAAAGGTAGGTTTTGCACACTCATCAGCATACCAAATAGGTATTGCTTTTTTTGATTTTGCAGGCAGAACAGGAGGTGTATTAACAGACGATAGTTTAAAAGTTATAACACCTGAAAGAGGTGTTGATTTGTCAACATATAATTCATCTATTAGGTTTAATTTAAATCCATCTTTAGCAAGTAAAATACCAGATTGGGCTGAATATTATGCTATAGTTAGAACTAAAAATTTAACTAAAGACTTTACAATATCAAATCTATCTGATAAGGTGAGATATTATACAACTGCATCTACAGGGAATTTCACTGTAAATGTAGAAAAAAATTATCCTGTAAATGACGAGAACGATAGAAAAGCAATATCAGATACTCCAAATGGAACATTTTCTGATGCAGAACATGTTTCGTTTAGGGCTGATTTTGAAGGATGTGCAATTGGTTTGGGTGACCTAACATCATATAAGCAAGGATATACATATCAAGAGGGGGATAGAGTTAAGTTAATCACGAATGATGGTGTAATTGAAGCAGCAGTAACAGGACAGTCAGGAAGGTATGTCACAACTAACCTTTATGATTTAAATGATGAACAGTATTTAAATACTAGTGCATTATCAAATAAAGATTATGCTGTTGTTTATGAAATATATAGTCCACATAAAATACAGCCTAATGAGTTTTATTATGAAGCATTTAATGGAAGGATATTAAGAGACTCTAGCGGTAACGCATCTTTTTCAAATACAACTGAAGAATTAATTGGAGATGTTTATCTAAGAAAACTTATAGCCGACACGAGTGCTTTAGAAAGTTATTTTTTCCAGGGGCACTCTTCTACAGACAGTGGTCAGGATCATGAACTTAAAGGAGAGATAAAATATATTGATTTTCCTGTATTTTATGGGGATGGTGAAAATGATTTGGAATGTAATACAGGTGTAAATAATGGAAGTCATAATCTAGATCTTAGATATGACATTAAAATATCTTCTACGGGAACTCCTGATAAATTCAGATGGAGAAAAAGAACAAGAACTCAGTATACTACAAACGTAGGTTATAGTGGTGAAGTAAGTATAACAGGTAACACACAAACATTAGATAATGGTGTTACTATAAAGTTTGAAAGTACAACAGGACATACTATAGATGACAGATGGGTTGTAAATGCAAAGATTGCTGATAACTCTGGAATGAATGAGGAACATAAAAGGTATACTGCTACTTGGGCTTCACCTCCAAATGGAACCATATTAATAAACTCAGAAATTAAACTATACCTCACAGAATACAAGCAAGGTACTCTTGTTGCTTCTGAGGATAGAAGAACTTGGGAGGTTACTTATCCTGCTACATCAGTTACTAGAACTTATGATAATATAGAAGAATTATTTTGGGAAAGCAGTTTTGGGTCTGTTGTAATGGCAGCGGCTCAAGGAGATATGGATAATTTTTCATTTAGAAGAGGGGTTGTTGATCCGTCAGGTAATGGTGGGCAAACCCAATTAAACATTTTAAATTATCTAGGGTCATCTGTATCCCAAGAGGTAAGTAGGAGTGATGGGTCTACTATACATATGATTTATGAAGGTGTATTAAGAAAAAGAAGTGGTGGTAGAAATATTAATGGAAATCATACTATGAACGTAGATTATACTGATGAATTCCCTTATTCTGCTGAATCAATGAATCCAAGTAATGATTACTTTTTAAATTGGACTCAAATTACAGGTAAACCTAATTTAGTACCGTCAGAGGTTAGTAGTCAAAAGAAGACTACAGCGATTGTATTTAGCGAAACAAAAATTCCAGGAAGTAAAATAAATGGACTATCTAAGTTTAGTGCATTGGATGAGAAGAGGTTAGATGACGCTACAGGACCATTAAGAGCATTGAAAATAACTAGCAAAACTCAATCTACAGGTTCTGTATTGTTGGCTATTTCTGAAAATGAAACAACTGGTATATATCTTGGAGAACAGCAATTACAACAAACCTCTAGTGGAGGACAGTTTTTAGCAGTTTCTTCTGGAGTTATTGGAACCATGAATACATTAAAAGGATCTTATGGTACAATGCATCCTGAATCTATAGTTGTAAATGAAGGTACAGCATTTTGGTTTGATGTTAAAAATGAGACAGTTGTTAGATATGATTCTAATGGGTTGACTGCAATTGGAGATAATAAAATGAAAACCTTTTTTAAATCAAAGGCAAATGTAATTTTAAATGATTCAATTAAGAATTTTGTTATAGGCACATATGATGATTATAATTCTGAATACATTATATCTCTACCTAGTACAGGTGAGGTAGTTACGGTTTTACAAGAAGATCCTTATTACCCAGACACACCAGTTATTGACATTACAAATATAGGTGAAGAGCCAACAGATAAGATTGTAAACTATACAATACTTGGCCCATGGAATATAACAGGAACTGTTACAATAACTAGTGGTGTAGGCCAAATAACATTTGAATCACCATTTAGTTTTAGTATACCTTCGGATGCAATAGAAGAGCCTGAGAACACAAACATCACTATCATCAATTCAACGTCTGGAGGTTTTAATTCTCCAAACAATGATGGCCAATATATTTCAGGTTCAGGGTCTTTAACAGTGTCAAATGTTGGGGGTGACGTAGAACAAATAACAATTAAATTAGCAAGAATTAAAGAATTGGGTGGAGGAGAAGTAGTCGTATCAAATCCTAAATTATATTTTAATGACACTAATTTTGTTTTTGGAGAAACTTTAAATGGTAATACCCCAATAAGAATAACTGGTGCTGTAGATAGTACTATACAGAATTTTGAAGAAAAAGAAATTACAGTATCTTCAGGATCAATAGTTATACCCATAACTACTGGGACTTTTTGGCAATTTGGTAATGATGATGAAAATTCAATAAACTTTACAGAATGCTCTCAAGGTGTTTGTACTATTATACCTTCTAATAGAGTGTCAACAACTGCCACTCCAGTTACAGAAGGCTCAGAAAGAATTGGTTATTTATCAGGAAATTCTAATATTAATATTTCAGGAATAGATGAAGATATTGATTCGATTATCATAGAATCTAGACCACTAAAAAGAGCAGTGATTTCGTTACCAGTTTATACTAATGTAGCACCAACATCATTAACCTTTAGAAGTGGAATCGTTTTAAATAGAGAAACTCCTGTTGATTTTGGTTTTGTAATTTCAGAAACAAATAGTAATCCTGCAATTGGAGATTCAGACGTAACACTTATTGTGGTTGGAACTGCCGCTTCGGATGCGGTTGATTTTAATACTACAGCATCTGATCTTTCACCTAGTACTACTTACTATGTGAAACCTTTCTTAAGATCTAATTTCGGAACTAGTTATGGATCTTGTGTTCCTAACACTACAGGACAAGAAAACGTAAAACCTTCAACAGTATACACAGTTCCATTTGATGACACTACTAAAAAGTTTGAAGGAAGAGCAACTATAACAGGTTCAGCAGATCTAGAACAACATGGTTTTGTTTGGTCTACTTCAGAGACGACCCCACAAATAGGCTATGTAGGTGTAGAACAAATAAATATACCTGTTCCGATTCAAGATGAATATGTCTATGAGTTTGAAAGTAATGCACGCCTTTTTATACAAGACCTAACATACTATTTCAGGGCATTTGCTATAGATGCAGGAGGAACATATTACGGAGAAGTAAGGTCGTTAATAATAACGTCTTCTGATGTAGGGATTGGAAGTTTTAGACTAAGAACATCAGAGGTGCCATACCAAGGCGGATTTGTACAGATTGACGCAATAAAGAGTACACAGTTAGGTGTGGCTAATGGAACTATTGAGATCGTTGTTTCTTCAGGATTAGAGATTTTAAACACTAGATATCTAAATGTTTCTTTTGACAATAATCAATCATCTGATACTTTACAAATACAAATACCTAGAAACACAAGTGTTGGTTCAAGAGACTTAAGTTTTAAAGTCCACGCTTTTGATGGTATATCAAACGAAACAGGTATTGCGGAACCTGTAAGTATAACTGGAACTGTTTCGCAAAGCGGTTCACCATATCAACCATAAAAGATGAGTAGTTTTTCTATAGATACAAGTTTTAATCCTGGAGATGAAATAAAAATTGTCTTTGACATAAGCAATCAGGTGCCTACAACATCAGGTAAAACTGTTCACATAGTAGATATACATGAAGGTGTTCCTCATACTATAGCAGAAGAGAATATTCAACAAAGTGATTATCAAAATATACAGTCACAAAATATACATTGGAGTAATGTAAGAGCAACTTATGTAGAGCCAGGAGGATGGCAAACTAATGAAGATTATTTTGCAGGTGCTACTTCAGCAGATGGAGCATACAATACAAACCAAGTAATTAACCAAGCGGGGCACGAGACCTCTGCTCATAAGATTGCTTCAGACATATCAAGAACAGTAGACGGAGTCACATATGATGATTGGTATTTACCACATAGTTGGGAATTAGCAACATTGTATAATTTAATGTCTGTTTTAGATCCTGTAATCATTAGCAACGGAGGAAGTCAATTAAGAAAGAATCATAGTTGGGCTATTGTAAAAAACTATTGGAGTTCCCAGGAATCAAGCAATCAAACCAGTAATACTCCATGCGTAAGTATATCGTTTAACCCAAACTCTGGTGGTGGTGCGGCTTTTGGAAGACGTAAATATCATAAATTCAGAGTAAGAGCAGTTAGAAAAGAAGTGACTACAGACAGTGTTTCTGTTGGTGATTTCTACAAAGGAGGAGTTGTTTTTAAAATAGTAGAAGAAGGTGAAGGTATAACACCAAAAACAGATTTAGATATAAAAATAGGATATGCTGATGCCATTATATTTGCAGAAGATGATTTGAATGATGGATATAGTAACTCAGGTATTGAATTAACTTTAACTAATCATCATGGTTCAAATCCTGTAGTGTCTTTTGATTACTCCAACAGTAACACAGGTAACTATCAATGGCAGACAAATGTTCAAATTTATAAGAAGGTTGAAGAAATAGTAGAACAAGTACGAGCAGGTAAAAAGCAAACTATGGCTTGGAGTCAAGCAGCACAAAGATGGGTTACTAGATATTCTTTTACCCCTGAATATTTTTCAACTTACAAAACTGGCTTTGCTTCATTTGTAAAAGGGAAGTTATATATTCATGATGATTCCAATAATAAGAATTATTTTTACAATGGTGCATTTCCTACACAGGTTTGCTATGTAGAAAACATTGAACCATCACAGTCTAAAGTGTTTATGACACATGCTGTTGAAGGTAATGCTGTACCAAGGATTACTAGATTTGAGACAATAGATAATTGGACAATGAATAGTGATCTTTTGAAAGATGATTATACCAAAAGAGAAAGCGTGTTTTATGCTGATATTTTTGGAGATACAAATGATCCAAACGTAGGAGATAATTCTACATACGGAGATAGGTTGATGAAGGGAACTAAACTAAGAGGTCAGTACATAAAAGTATTTATGACTTTTAGACAGCAAGATTTAGAAGTTAAGCATTCTAATATAGGATATATAACAAGTAAAGGGCATACAACAAATGGTTCAAGAGGAGGCAGTCAGCAAAAAGGGTAATTCTGGTGTAAGTAATTTTAAACAGAAACTTGAAGATTTACAAAATGTAATGATTGCTAATAATGATCAAGAAGGAATATATGGAGATGGAAAAACATTAGTTAATAATGATGAGTTTCAAATTACACATGATTTTTCAGATCAATTGTATATGAGAAAAATGAGAATGCCAAAAGGATCCTTTGTGGTTAGTGCGATACATCACACTGATCATTTTTGGTTTTTATTATCTGGTAGAATATTTGTTACGACAGATGAAGAAACTGTAGAACATATTGCACCTTGTTACGCTAAATCTATTAAGGGTGCTAAAAGATTTATTGTTTGTACAGAGGAATGCTTATTTATAAATGTGCATAAAAACCCAACAAACATAAAAGATATTGAAAAAATACAGGATGAACTATACTCTATTACAATAGAGGAATATAATAAAAAAGAAAAATCATGGCAGGAATAGTTACAGCAGGTTTAATCGGAGGAGGTATTCAAGCACTAGGTGGTTTGGCTCAAGCGGCCTCTGGTATATTTGGTAAGAAAAAAAGACAGAAAAGATTAGAAAATCTTCTGGCTCAAAGACCTAAATACAAAATACCAAAAGAGATATCACAAGACATGGAGATGATGCGTAACCGAAAAGATGGTAGGTTATCAGAGCAACAAGACATGAAGAATGCTTTATTCACTAATGCACAAAATTCAGTTGCTAGAGCACAGGCGGCTTCAGGATCATTAGAAGATCAATTAGCAATTGGTGCAAGTGCGGGTGCAGGAATGCAAGATGCATTAATAAAAAACAGAATGGCAGGTGCACAAGAAAGATCACAAAGAATTTCTGGATACAGAGAATCTTTAACTAACCTGGCTCAAGCAAAAGACCAAGCATTTAAATTAAATGAATTAGATCCGTTCAAAATGAAAGTTCAAGGGACATTAGCCAATGATGCTATGTCTAGACAAATGACTTTTGGTGGTATTAACCAGGCGGGTGCAGGTTTAGCAAATATGGGAACAGCAGGAACAGCAGCAGGTAATACTGGGTTCTTCCAATAAAACATAATTATGGCAAAATATACACCGACTTTACTAGGTCAAGACACAGAAGTAAATTTAGCACCTTTCTTTGGAGGAGGCTTTGTTGATGCAGGAGCAGCACAATTAAATCAGGCTGTTCAAAACAATGCTAGAGCAATCACAGAGGCAAAGAATAAAAAGTTTGAACAAGCCCAAGCACTTAGAGATGGTATTGTATCAGGACATTTTTCTGATATAATGGCTGCTGAGGTTGGTGAAGATATAGCGAAGTTGGCTACTATGGGTACTTATTCAGAAGCATATCAAGTTACGCTTGCAGAGGCCAATGCTAAACTAGGTATCAATGTTGCTAAACAAGCACAGATTACAACAGGTGCTCAAGAAATAACTGACCAGTTTAAAGAGGATCCTAGTAATAAATACTACGAACGTAATGCTTTGGGTGCAAGTCTAGATGATGCAATTCAAACAGGTGGTTTAAATACTACTAGAGATGATTTAGATAACTCATTTACAGGTTTTAAAAGAAATATAGACAATATTAAAGACGGTGTTGTTAGAACAGACTTTCAGTCTAAACTTGGAGAAATAGTACAAAAGGTAGAGCAAACAGGAGGATTAAATAATGTAAACTCAGAGTTTTCGCAGTTTACTAAAACAGTAGATGGACAAAAGTTTGTTACAGGTTATAAATATGATCCTGCTACTCGTATGTATATTCCTGCGTTTGATTCAACAAAATTACCTCCTATGGGATTGGTTGAATTGTATAGAGGTATAGATGATTCTGCTTCTACATTGATGGATAATTTTGTTGATCAAAAACATCAATTAAATGGTGGTGGAGATTTAGATCCACATGCTAAAAAAGTTTATGAGCAAGAGTTTGTTTTATCAGAAATGAAAAAACTTGCTCCTGGAGGATCAATTCAAGATTCAGAAGATACACAGTTTAGAAGTAGACCTCAAGATCCTAATAGAGGATCAGCAGCAAACAAAGAATTACAGTTAAAAGCAAATACTGTAAATGACATGGTAACAAATATAGATCAAGTTAGAAACTTAGATTTAAGTCAATTGCCAGGAGGAACAGATTCAGTTCCTTTTGCTCAAGTAGATACAAATGGTGATGGTATAGATACTCAAATGTTGGATGTCACAGGATTTTCTAAAGCAGATTATAAGTTGGCTCGAATAGTCACAGAAAATCTTGCAACTGGACAACCCACAGAAACGTATGTTAGACCAAACAAAGTTTATTTAAGTATTGATCCTAATACAGAAGAAAGAACACTTTACTTTGAAGGGATGGATGCAAATGGTGACCCACAGTATACAATATACAACGACAGAACTGCAAATCAAGTAGTTCAAAATATGTCTAAAAATACATTTGGTAGTCAATCATACTTTGATGCCTGGAGTTATTACAACAAAAGTACAGGTGTTATGTCTGGTGATGGTAGTGTAAATAGACAAAGTAATATAACTGGACTTACAGATGAGGCTCAAGCAGATGCTATATCAAGACAAAATGCTGCTCAAGATCAAGCAAATGCACAGCCTGCTTTTGATGCTGCTACTTTAGGTCAAAGTATATCTAATGCAAGTAATGACAGTAAAAAAATTGATGCAGCACTTAAGCCAGTTAATTTACATTTTGCTAGAAATGGGCATACAAGTGTGGGTGTAACAGATAGAAATGGTGCAGTGGTTACTGATAAAAAAGTAAAATATATTAAGTTTAAAAGAGACGGAGAATATTATGGAAATAGGTTCTCTAAGAAGTACGGTATACTAGAATATAAAGTAGATAACGGAGATGGAACATTTGGTCCTCTTCAGACAGCAGAAGTGAAGGTACAGGACTTTATAAATGAAGTATCAGGTTCTTCAGGTGAATTCAATTTAAACGAGGAAAGATAAAATATGGAAGACGAAGATATCTTAGGAGTTGATCCTTTTGTAGATTTAAGTACAGAGGAAAAAGAAGATAAATTAATTATTCTTGCGGATAAATTGAGAAAGTCCAGGAATACAGGTATGTCTGGTTTTGAAATACAAGATATACAAAGTGTTATACCTGACCTTAATCAAAATCAATTTCAAGAGGCTGTAGCCTGGGGTAACACTTTTAATAGAGGTCGTTACGAACAAGGTGATGAGTTGAATTCTAAATTTGAAGGTTTATTTCCTGAGTTAGAGGGTGTTCAGTTTCCTGAATATGAAAACAACAACGGTTCTATAAATGTATTAAATGCCCAAACAAATCCTGATAACGCTCAGGGTAAGTGGGGTAAAATACAAGGTGCTATAGACAAAGGGACTCAGATGTACGATAACCAGGAAGTTGATGGTGTTATTGCACAGCCTGGATTGTTGCCAGAAGGAACTGATGAAAGTATAAAAAAGAATTTGATACAATACGGACAGGTGTTAAGACATACTGATCCTGAGTTTAATAAAAAATACCAACCAGGAGAAGACCCTTTTGAAGATCCTAGGTCTGCATATGAATTTACAAAGCAAGCAAGAAATTTTCAAGGAACTAAATTTAAAGTTAATGCATTAAGATATATTGCTTCTAACTACGATAAGAATCTATATGATTTTGTAGATAAAAATGAAGACTTTTTTAAGATAATGCCTGAACTGCGTGAAGATGAAGAGTTCATGAAGATGTATAAATCCCATGAGGATGTAGCATCTAAATATCATGATCATATAAAAGCCAATTTTGGAGATATGTATTCTCAGGATGCAAGGGATATGCTGCAAACTGCTAGATTAAGTGGGGCTATGGGTCCAGGTGTTGGTGGAATTATGCCTGGTTATCTTGATACTTCTGTTGCAGTAGGTGTGGGAGCAGTTGTTGAAACTTTAGGAAACTTAGGAGGTGGTCTGTATGAGTTTTTTGCAAAGCATGGCGATAAACTAAATCCAGGGTTATTATTAGCAGACGCTATAGGAAGTTCACTTGCTTCAGATGAAACAAATGAAAAGTTAGCCGAACTAGATGAAGTATATGACAGACAAGCGGAAGTAACAGCAGATAAAATCTCCCATTTTTTCTCATCAGATAATTGGAAAGACACATCTTTAGGTCAATATGCATATGTACCTAATGAGGTAGCAGGGGCAGACTTGGCTGACAATCCTATGTATATATTACCAATGACATTAAAGACTGTAGGTGAAATGGCTCCTGCGATTGTTGCTGCGGCTTACACAGGTGGAGGTACATTAGTAGCAGGTTCTATAATGGGGGGTGACCAATTCTTTAAATCTTATCATCAAACAAATAAAGAAGCAAGAGAACTTGGAGTAGATCCAGAAGACGCTGAAGCAATGGCATTAAGTATAGCCCTTGTTACTGGTGGTACTAGTGCTTTATTTAATAACCCTTTAGCAAGAAAAGGTGTTGGTGCTATGATGGGTGTAAGACAAAGAGCCACAAAAGAAGCGGTTAAAACCTTAGCATCTTCAGGAAGTAGACAAGCAGCAATAAAAGCAGGAGGAAAAGCATATTTAAAAGAAGTTGGAGGTGAGGAGTTAGAAGAACTTGTACAAGGAGGCTTTGAAAATTATACTAAATACAAGTACGATCAAAACTCTCCAAACCCAGTATATGGTGTAGATAAGTTTATGTCTAAAGAAGAGTTTACAAATACGGTAATTCTTACTGCAACAGCAACGACTTTAATGGCATCACCAAACCTAGGAATATCTTCATCTCAACTAGAGAAGGAAGCATGGACAACAGCAGGTTTAGATTATGCCAATTTTGAGAAATCTGTACAAAAAGAATTAAGCAAAAAGAACCCTAAGTTCACTGAGGAAACTGGCCAAGGTATGTTGGAGAAGGCTAAAGTATATGAAACTATAGTTAAGCCATTAAAAGACTCAGGGGTTAAAATAAATGAGATCACCGAATTGGCTGATGTTGTTTATAATTCAATGAATGCACCTACACAGCCTGATGCAGAAACATCTGCGGAACCAACTGTAGAGGAAAAGAAAGCAGAAATTAAAAATGGTATACCTAAACAAGGTGCTATTGTTGACGGAGGCAAAGTTGTTTCTGTAATAGAAAACATAGGAGATAGTGCCACAGATTCTGATTTAAAAACTAAACTAGATAACATCCAGGGTAGAACTTTTAAAATGAAAAGGACTTCTCTTGAAACATTATACGAAACAAACAAAGAGTTTAAAAAGTTTGTAGATGAAAATCCTGACATGGTTTATGATGGCAAGAACAAAAATGCTCCTGCTGTTATTGATAATGAAGGAAATGTTTTAGATGGAATGAAGCGATTGGCTGCTGCATACAACAGAGGCCAAAAAGGAATTAGAGTTTTTAACGAACAAGAAACCACTGTTTCTAAAGAAGAAGAAACATCTATTGTAAACGCTATAGATAATATTGTATCTCCAACATCGGAGAATAGTACTAATGAATCTATGCAAGACATAGAAAAAATTGGTAACCATTTTCAAAGAGTGTTCAAAGGATCAACAATAGAATTTGATCAAGAAGTATTTAATGAAGAGGCCCAAAAAAGAGGATTAGATCCTGCAAAAAACAAAGGGTTTAGAGACAGAAATACAAATCAAATTTATATAAACCCTAAACTTGCTACGCTTGATACACCTATACATGAGTTTGCTCATATATGGGAAGACATGTTGGCTGAGGTAAATCCAGATGCTCATAAAAAAGCAATGGCTTTAATTAAGGGTACAAAGTTTCATAAAGAAGCGGTTGCTAACGGTTATGGCGATAGAGCACTAAACGAGGCTTTAGTACAGGCTATTGGCGAAAAAAGTGCTAAAATATTTAAAGATCCTAAGAGACAATCACAGTTTGAAAAAGTAATTGATCAAGTTAAACAGGCAATTAAGCAAGCATTAAACTTACCTGCTGATGCAGATTTTGATATCAAAACAAGTAGTATTGATGCTGTTATAAACTCAAGTGCTGAGAAAATAATGTCTGCTACAAGTATTGATCCTAATGCAAATAAAGAATCAATTGATGTAGACGCAATTGACGCACAGAGATATAAAAACCCTGAGCGTGAAGCAATAAAAGAATTCAATGCGTTAAAAGAAACATTAGAAAACGATCCAACACTATCACAACTTACTCCTGTGATGAAGGACGGTAAATATCAATTCACTAAAACAAAATCAGGTAAACTAAAAGTTAAAATATCTGGTCAGTCTTATGCTTTGGTTAACGGAGTTAATGAACACTTTGAGGGGACTATTGAAGAGAAAATAGACCTGATTGGTGACAAAATTGTAGATGAATTTGAAGCAAATAAGGATGTACCTGAAGTAGTTAAAGGTTTAGGATGGTATAAAGATTTACATCTAAATATGAGAAACCTCTTTGGAGGTAGAACTAATTTCTTTGGTAGATTATTAGGTGCAACTTCAGGACAGACAGATGTACAGCAAAATTACAAATATGCTACTCAAGCATTAGAGGCTTACTCAAAGGGTGCTTATGACAAGTACCTTGAAGAGTATAAAGAGTTTATTGACAGAGTAGAACAGTTTGAAAACGAAGAGGAATTAAATCAATTCTTTAACGAATATAAGGGAAGAGCAGTAAACGCTTTAAAAAAACAAGGAAAAACTGCTTATAGCGAATCAAGAATTAAGCCTGATCCCAAAGACATTAACGAAACAAAAAGAAAGTTATTAAATCTATGGCCAAAGGCTAATCCTTTATATAGAACTGATAATCCTACAAAACTATACGGTATTAATAGTCCTGCTGCTGCAAAGGTATTAGCAGGTATATGGTTGCAACAAACTCAGCAATCAAAGACAAATAACTTTTATGAAAATGTTGTTGGTTTAACAACAAATCCTACTATTGATTTATGGGCTGCTCGTACAATAAGACGAATGGTTTATGATGGTAATGTTGATAGATACAGAATTGCAGAGAGAGCAGAGCAAGGTGTAGATGAAAGAGTTTATGCTGCTGAAGCAGGAGGTTTTTCAGATTATCAATTAGCGGAAGAGGTTATCAAAAACGCTTCGGCAAAACTAGATATGGATCCCGATGATCTACAGGCATACTTATGGTTTGCAGAAAAGGATCTTTGGTTAAAAAAAGGATGGTCAAAAGGAACTGCCGCTAAGAAATCTGACTTTAGGGAAGAGGCTGCTAAAGATGATATCACTAGATATTATTTAGGATTAAGTACAGAAAGAGATCAGTATACAGATCCTGAGTTAGAAGCAAAAGATAACTTAGAGATAATAGAAGAGGAAAGACAGTCTATTCAAAACGACTTAAGAGAGGGTGACCTGGTATCATTAAAAGTAAACGAGACACAGGGACAGTATTTAATATATCCTGAAAGAAGTTTTGATGCTGAGATGATTGTAAAATCGGATCAAGATATGACTCCTGTTTTGAAGAGGGCTATTGAGTCGGCAAAGAAACATGAACAAGAGTCGGTATTCTTGTCAGAGGTATTACCTATTGATGAGAGAATGGATCCTGAAACAATGGAGAGAGAATTGGCTAAACGTCCAAACGCTCGGCCTGCTGTTGAAATGCAATTTAGAACTCCTATGAGTTTTGAAGAAGCATCTACTTTTGCTAGAGAAAATTTAGACAAAGAAGGTGTTCAATTAGGACCAGTAAAAACAGATATTTCTGGTTATACTTTTATAACTAATGAAGAAGGAAATAAGGTCTTAGGTGTTAAGTATCAGTTTGTTCCAGAGTTTGTTTTTGAAAACGAAGAGGATATTACAGATGATAATGTAAGGCAAGCAGTTAGTGACTGGAGTAATAATGCACATGAAACTAAATTAAATTTAGAAAACAACGAAAATGTTTTGTACTTTTACAACCATTATGTAGATACATTCGTTGCTCACAATAATCAATACAACGGAATCTTAAATAATATAGAAAATGGATCAAAAGACATATTTAAAGGAACTAGCAAAACACGCACAAAGGAATACTTCCAATCAAAGGCCACAAGAGTCGAACCCCAACAAGGAAGTCCAAGTGTCGATGCACAAAGACAACAAGATGAAGGGGATAGATCCCGCTTCTCTGGAACTGTATCGCCAAATGATGGCGGATCGATTTCAGGAGTCGAACACAGAAGAATAGATCAGGCAAAACTACCTGATCAACTTACACAGTTACTTACTACATTAAGTGGACAAGGCATGGTGCCTTCTAAACTTATACCCGCAATTAAGATATATTCTCAAAGAGTAGATGGTAAAGAACTATCTACTGAACAAGCGAGAATGCTGCTTAATAAATTCATGGGGTCTGAAGGTTTTAGACAAAGAGGATTTGAAACAGGATCTATTGAAAATGCTAAGGACAGCGATGAAGGAAAGCAGGAAGTATATGATTGGGTAAACGAAAATCCCAACTATTACCAAACCATGGATATGAAACAAACCATGGAACTAGTATTAGATGATATAAATTCTAGAGGTGGTTTTGAAAACGAACAAGTAATAAAAGATTTACTAGGTAGTAATACCACTGTTAAAGAATTAGCAAGAGTACAGTTAGCACGTCAAGCAGCATTACATCATTACGGATTAAAAGTCAGTAAACTTAGATCGGAGGGTGCATCAGGTGCGGAGATAGATTCTGTAATTGATACAATGGCTAAAATAGAACGTGTTTTAGCAAAAGACGCTACAGAAGCAGGACAAGCATCTGCCGCATTAAGATCTTGGACAGCACAAACAGCCGCTACATTAATTGACAGGACTGAACGTGCCATGGAGAAGTTTAATGAGGACATGGACAATAAGAGTAAGTTTGGTAATTTTATTCATAGGCTTTTTGGAGGTAAACAAAAATTAGAAAGCACAACACTATCACCAGAACAGCGTAAAAAAATTGAAGAGTTACACTCTATAATTAAAGACGCTCCTGCTAACAGTGAACTTGCTAATGTTGCTATGAGATCTATGTATAAATATATGGATTCGGTATTACCTTCTTACACATGGCAAGACACGTTTTTTGGTTTGCAATACGCAGCACTTTTATCAGGTGTTTCTACGCAAGTATTAAATGTAACATCAGGTAGTGCAAACATTGTTTTGCAACCGTTAATGGAAATGTCTAGAATAGATAAAATATTTACAGGCGGTTACTTTGATTTCATAAGAAAGATTGGTTCTGGCACAAATAAAAAAGGTATGCAGCAAGGTTATAACATGGCTATGGATATCTGGAAAAATGGAGCCAGGGTAGATAAATACCAGAACTCTGAAAGCACACCAGATGGTGGTCAGTACAATGTTTTAGAAACTACAGAGTTTAAAGGTGGTAAAGCAAATCCTTACAACTACTATAAGTATGTGGGTAGAATGCTAAATGCTACTGATAGATTTATAAGTAAAGTTGGATATGAAGGTAGATATTATAATTATCTGATAGATCAATTAAGAAAAGATGGTGTTCCTAAAAGTCAATTAAGAAAGAGAGCATCAGACTTATACTTAGCAACTGAAGTTAGTAGAACCGCACAAAAGGAAATGGAAACCTTAATGAACAGAATGCGTGAGGCTGATCCTGATACTGATTTTAGTAATATAGAAGTTGTTAGAGCAAGAGAATTAATGCACGAAGCACTTGCTTTAAAATATAGTGAGGACTTTGTTGACAAATCAGATGCTGAACTTGAAGTAATGAAGGAAAAAGATGGTTTCGATGGAACCATTGAAGAGTTTAAAGAATACATGAAGGCCATGAAAGAGGCTGAAATAAACGGTATTGCTACAGACGCTAACCTGGCAAGTAATGCACAGGTGTTTATAGACAATAGACCAGGAAGTTTTGCTCAACCTATTGCTTGGGTCGCTGAGAAAATTCGACAAGCATCCAATTCACAAAGTATAGGATTTGGTGGAAAACTTGCCATGAAATCATTTGTACCTTTTACAAGTATTATTGGTTCAATTGGTGAATATATGATCGATGTTACACCTGGTATAGGTTTAGCAAGAGCATATATGGCTAAGGATGGTTTAGGTGAAAAAGGATCTAGAATGAGAGATGAACAAATGTCTAGAGCATACTTTGGTACAATGTCGTTTTTAGGTTTAGCAGCACTTGCGGCTAAGGCATATGAAGATGATGATGAAGAACCGTTTTTTGAAGTAAGTGGTGGAGGTTACAACAACTCTAACATGTACACTAGAAACGATATGAAGAATGCTGCACTACCTCCATATTCTTTTAAAGTTGGTGGTGTAGTTATGGATTATAGAAACATAGTTCCTTTAGCAATTCCAATGGCTATTATAGGTAATTATATGGAAACTCACAAGATGACAGGAGGAAAAGGTGAGGTGTTTGATGACATGCAAGATAGATTGCTTATTGCTTATGCAAACTCTGCTAACTTAATTATGGATTCATCTGTACTTACATCTGTAAAAGAATTAACTGAGGCTATATTTGGTCAAGTAGATGGTAGAGGGTCTCAGTTTGATCCTAATACAGTTAGTGATTCTAGTTTAAATAAAACATTACAGCGAATAGGTAAAACATCTATAAAATCTATTGGAGGAACTGTTTTAAGACCACTACCGCAAAACCTAAATTTATTTAGACAAACGACTAAAATTCTTGACGCAAACTCATACAGTGCGGGAGATGCTAAAAATGCATTGTTATATGCAGCAGGACTTAGTCAAATTGCAGGTCAACCAAAGGTAGATGTGTTTGGTGAACAGGCTAAAAGTTATCCAGGTGAAACAGTAATCCCTTATACTCATTGGTTTGGCTTAAGAGGTGAAGATGCTAGATGGCAGTTTTTAGATAAGTATAATGCTTATCCTGGTAAAATTCAAAACAGACCTATGAAAATAGGAAGAGACATGAGAACTCTTACAGATGATGAACTTTACCAACATCAAATAACTACTGGTCAAGAGTTTAATAAACTCATTACTAATTATATGAGAGGAAGAGGTAGACGTGAAGATAAAATACTTACTTACTCAGGTAGATCTCAAAGCATGCACAAGATGAACATTTCTAAAATGTGGGCTGCTGCTCAGGCTAAATCTAAACTGAGAAATAAAAAATCCTGGAGGAACACAATAATAGATTAATTATGAGAGAAATAGACAAGATCATTGTGCATTGCACAGCGACACAGGAAGGTAAACCTATATCAGTTAGTACCATTGATAAATGGCACAAGAAAAGAGGTTGGTCAGGAATTGGGTATCATTATGTTGTGCAATTAGATGGTACAATAAATCGGGGGCGACCAATTGAAAAGCAAGGTGCCCATGTTAAGAATCAAAACAAAAGCAGTATCGGTATTACATATGTAGGAGGAGTAGAATCTGAAAGAGGTGAAGACGGTAAATGGATTGCAAAAGATACAAGGACGGAAGCACAAAAAGATAGTTTAGAATATCTGATTGGTTTTCTTTGTGCTAGTTATCCAGGGTCAGAGGTGTCAGGTCATAATAATTGGTCTAGCAAAAGTTGTCCATGCTTTGATGCAAAAGAAGAATATAAATCAATACAAGAAAAATATGTTTGATAATTTAGGCTACGTTGTAGCAATATCAGAAAGGTTTAGGATTGGTCCAATGTTAGGTTGGGCATTCTACACACCTGATGATGAGGAAGACAACTATGAGTTGAATATTTATATAATATTCATAATGATTCACATTAAATGGTGGGAAGGGGATGAGTGAAATAAACCTAAATAAATTTTTGGCTAATAATTGGTCAATTGTAATAGGTTTATTGGCGGGTATATTTACAGCGGGAACTATCTTCGCACAATTTACTGCTCTTCAAGTAGAGTTAACAACTGTACACGAAAGGTTAGATAAAAAGATAAAGGTTATCAATGAATTAGAAGACAGAATAGTAGGTATAGAAAAAGAACTACAATACGAAAAAGGATATTTAGAAGGTAAGAAAAAATAAAAAGATATGAGTAAACCAAAAAAGAAATTTAAGGATACTAAAGTTGGTCAATTTTTACTTAAAAAAGTACCATCTATTTTAGGTATAGTTGGAGATGTATTGCCTGATGCAGGTGTATTGGGGTTGGTTAAAAATTTAATAGAGAAAGAAGATCCTAAAGTATTAACTCCTGAAGATAAAGAAACAGCACTAAAACTTTTAGATATTGACATGATTGAAATGCAAGAAGTCACAAAAAGGTGGACTTCAGATATGGCAAGTACATCATGGTTGAGTCAAAATGTAAGACCTATTACACTCGTATTTTTTTCGGTTAGTTATATTGTTGGTTGGTACCTAGATTATCCCTTAGAATCAGTCTCAGGTGTATTGAGTTTGATTGTAGGAGCATACTTTGGCTCCAGGGGAATTGAAAAAGTCATGGGAAACAATAGACATAGGTAATTACAATGTAATTACTTTATCCCTCAACATTTCAAACATTTCAGATACCCTGTACTTAATTAAAATGTCTGAATGAAACTTTGTATACTTTGCTAACATCATTGGTGCCTGAGTGTCCTTATAATGTTTTGAAATTGTATTATCTGTTTGAAACATAAGTTCTCTTATATCAGCATCTGGAATACTAATAATGGATCCTGTTGTGTTGAATGCTTTTCTTGCTGACTTATAACTATGACCTGTCAATTTCTTGAATTGCATTTGATTGACTTTCCAAACACTATCATCTACCGAACCACTCATTATTGGAAAAAGACTGTCACTGTTTGTGTTGGTTATATTATTTAATAATCGTATAATTTTCTTTATTGGATCTAGCCCCATATACACTAAGCCCATTTTATTAGTCTTTGATCTAAAGTGTTTGTATACCATATTCTTTTCAGCAAATAAATATGTATTATGATTTTCATAAGTAGAGTTTACAAATGACTTCATTGATAACTTCTCAAGGTCTTTAGCATACATTCCTCTCATTGAAAACATTAATAAATAAATCAAAATAGATATTACTTCTTTATTAAATTTTTTATCATTGGGGTTTAAGTCTTTAATTACATCAATTAATTCATGAGATTTAATCCACTGTGGAGTGAAATTATTTTGTGGATTTGTTCTTACGTGAGGAAAAACATTAAATGTGATTTCATCTTTTAAAGCGTGAGAATGAATTGCTTTTATTGCTCTATGATAAGTATTAAATGTAGCAGGACTTCTGCCTCTTTCTAACAGGACTTTTTTAAGTTTCACCCAAACCTGTTTCTGACATACATCTTGAAAAGTGAGGTTCTTAATTCCAATATTAGAAGCAACTGATCTTACTTTGTTCTTATAATCATTAAAAGTGGTATCTCTCATTTGATCCTTAAGATGATTATCTAGGTAGGAATTAATGTCATTTACATAAGATCCATAGGTTAATCTAGTTTTAGCCTCTTCAAATGTAAGAGTTCCAATAGCACTTTGCATGTGAAGATCATGAACAACATCCGTTAGTTTTTTTACTTGTTTATTCTTTTGTTCAAAATATGGATGATCAGGTTTTAACCTTTTGTTTTTTTTATCCCAATATTTTTTATACACTTTTATTGAAGTATATATTTTTTTATCTAGCAGTTTATTTTTAAAACGAACATGCAACAATACAGTTCCATCTTTATTAGTTTCGTTTCTGCTTCCAATTAATAGTCCCATGGTCCCTGATTTGGTCCCTAAAACATAAAATGCTGTTTATAAGGTGTTAGCCTCAAAGTTATGCACAAAGCACGAAAATCTGATGGTAGGTTATTAACATTAGGTCAAAGTTATTGTATATATTTGCCGCTATGTTTAACATGATGTTAATTTATCAGCATATCGGTATTCAAGACTTCTACCTCATAAAAAAGAGACAAATCTAAGTAGAAATATCTCTCTTTTGGTCCCTGATTTGGTCCCTAATTTTAATGTTAATAACTTTGATTATAGGCTCTTTGTCATTTTGTCAGACACTTTTACTATGAGTTTGCTTATACCTAATGTATCGTAAATTCTTGGACTTTTTGTTGACCTTTTATAAACGATGTAACCATCTTTTTTTAATAGTAAAATTGCTTTTTGTATTCTTTCTTCTTCTTCTCTAAAGTGATTAAATATTTCACTTTCAATTACGTTATGTTTTCCAGGCATATCTTTTAGTTTAAGTGTGATTTGAAAACCATCCTGAATGATCTCTAAAAGGTTTGTTTCTATTCTTCATATCCTCTGTTGGCTGCTCTTGGTCTTTTAAAGCAATCAATAACAGTATGAGATATCCTGTAAGATCCTTAACAGTATCTTCAGTCTTGTCGTATAGCCCTTTTTGTTTTATTCTAGATAATTTATCATCTATCCTGGCACATAAAGATACTACTGCATCGCCCTCTCCAAAAACTTTAATAGGTGATGTAGCACTATCACCATAGTCAGCGTTTTTAGAGATGAGAAGGCTGATGATTTCAGCACCAACCCTCTCAATTTTTTCTCTAGTATCCATTATTAAAACGGTAGATCAGGACCATCTTGTTTACCATTAACAAAGTTTTCAACCTTCTGCTCATGAGAATTAGACTTTCCGTTTGGAATGTTTCCATCGGCATAAGTAATTTTCCATGCGTTAGCATTAGCAGTCCTCAACTCTCCGTTACGATCTCTGTAACTTCTAAGGTTAATAGAAACCAATACTTCGTCTCCGCTTTTGTAAGCACTAAACAAGTTTGCCTTGGCACCAATTGCTTCAACAGGATAGTCTACAGGATACTGACTATCAGCACCTAATTCAACTGTTAATACTCTTTTTTCAATCTCTCCTTTTTGAGTTTGAATGGTTTGTGCATCAGAGATGTTTTTGATACGACCTTGTAATTCTAATGAATTGCTCATAATTAAATAATTAAACTGTTATATATATTCAGAGGTTTCGCAACCTCTCGCCTCCAAATATTGCAGGACTTCATTAACCACTTCATTTATATGGTCAATTTCTTTTATTAAAGAGTCATCTAACTCTTTGAGTTTTTTTACTTCTTCTTTTGTGTTTGTAACAGATACAATTTCTACGTGTGCATGATTGTGATCTGTTAGAAGTTTATCTATCTTAGGTATTCTAATCTTATAGTTTACAGGCATTTCTTGCATCTTATGGGGTATTAATAATTTTATTACTTACTAGCATTTGTATTAATTCCATCATGTCTTCTTTATACAAGATGCAATACTCTTTACCTCCTGGTGCTTTATGAAAAACAATTGGCACATCTGTTGGCTGTACAACCATGTCTGCTAACACCTTTTTGTACTGTGGGTTTCTTTTATAACATTTTGCCTGGACTACAAAATCTCCTGTGTTCATTAGATCAATTCCACGATCATCTAACATTTTAGATCCATACCTTGAGGTAACGCAATCCGTAAATCCTAATTCTTTAAAGTCTTTGACTAATTGTCTTTCGTAATTGTGTCCTTTGTTTCTGTTAGTGTTTGCCATATTTATTAAAATCTTTGTAGACATATACCATTTTGTTTTTTACAAAACTTTTTATGTCGTTGTATTCTGCGGTTTTGTGAAAACCTTTATGTACTAAATAATAATCTTCTCCATGTGCATTGGGTCTGATAAAATATTCTTCTTTTCCTGGTACAATCTCATCTATATTAGCCAATCGCAAAAATTCACCATTATCGAAAATTTTATGTACACCTATCTTACTGCCCCATTTATTTGTTTCCCAAACAATTTTATGAAGGTTTTGATTACTGTCCTTTAAACTTTGGGAATTGCCCATTCGATGTCTCATATTGATCTTCGTTATGCTCTGTATAGCATGTTGTTGTTAAATTATATTTGAACTCTTGCATTCCTGTCTTACCTGTAAATCTCCATCTGACTTTCCATATGTGAACCTCAACGAGTTCTTTTTCAAAATCTCTATAAACGGTAATACCATTGTCTACTTTATTAAAGAAGTGGGAAGAGCCACTTACGCTGTAACCTGAAGCGACCTCAACCTTCCCATTTTCTTTTTTTAGTTTTTGTGGGTGAGCCACTAACACTACACCACAATCATATGACTCTTTAAATATTTTAATTTTTGACAATTGCATTCCTGTGTATTGGTGCTCGTTCATTCCTCGTTCTATCTTATGTTCTACGAATGCCCAATTATCAATTATCAAACAATTAATTCCTAACTTCTTAACTAACTCTTTCCCTTTGTTTAATATTCCATCTACTGTAAGATCATTGTCTTTAAGATTTATAAAAAAGAAATGATTGTTTATGAAATCAATAGCGGGATCTAGTTCTTCAGGCTGAAGATTATCTACAGATCCTTTACCAAATCTTTTACCCGCATACTTTTCAATAAGTTCAGCAACATGAACTTTAATTGGCTGCTTTTCAGCAGAAAATATTCCAAACTTCCATCCCTTCTTAGCGAGTTCTATAGCAACCTGATCAACAAAACTTGATTTACCATGCCCAGGAACTCCTGTAACAAGAGTAAATTCGCTTGGCCTCCAGGACATTAATTCATCAAACTTTGGATATCCTATAGTATCACCTTTAGGCATACCATAGTTATATAAGTTGTGAATTTCTGATCGAGAATCTGATGCTTTACTTACACCTTCTAGTGGAAAGGGTTTTGCTTCATCAATACATTTAACTAATACTTCTGATCCATGATTAAGTAAAACATCATTGGCATCCTTACATCCCTCGGGAAAATTTACTAACCATACTCTTTCTTTCCCTAACCTTCTCGATAATTCATCTCTTAATTTAATTCCTGGTGCATCATTATCTAAAGCCAGGTATATTTTCTCCTTATTTTCAAACTCATCAATACTATTATCTAAGTAAGTTAGGTTTTGATTACCTGTAGATGCTCCGTTTGGAACAGAACAAGCAAACATAAGTTTACCTTGCTGTAGACCCGCCTCATAAAATGCCATTGCATCAAACTCTCCTTCCGTTATAACACACCATGAAGCGGGTTTAATAAGATCTAAACCATACATGATCATCTCAGACCCTTTGTTGAGTTTAAAGTTCTTCTGTGAGTCTCTAAATTTTACATTAATTCTTCGGCCTTTTCTTATGTAGTTAAATTGTATTACAGGTCTTTCAGCGGAAACCTGTGGCATCCACTCTACACCTTCAGTAACTCCAAAATATTCTATTGTGCTATTGTTTATACCTCTGTCTTTGAAAAACTTTAAAACTTTATCGCTTAGTGAAGATGATTTTACAACAGGCAATTCATATTCTGACTCGTACTCTGCAACAGATCCATTTTCTCCACAGTGATGGCAGTAATAAGTACCTGTCTCTACCCAAACTCTTAGGCATTTTTCATTCTTATTCTTTTTCCTTGTGTGAGAACACTTAGGACATTTAGTCTTCTGTGGCTCAGAGTTACTATTTCCATTGACTTCAATGCCAAGATCTTGCAGTTTAGATAAATTATCACTCATATTATTGCTATGTTTTTTCTGTTGGGGGTGACCTTATTCATTGTCTCCCACTCTTTATATTGTATTAGGTACTTCTCTACGAATTTGTTTCCAAAAATTACTTCAGGAGTAACAGAGGATTGATACTTTTCACTCCAATTCTCTTTACACCAAACAAACACATCTACCATTTGGGATCCTGTGATCAATTCCCCATCAAACTTTTTAGATAAAATGCTTTTAAATCTTTTCTCGTATGTTCTTGGGTTGTATTTATGTTTAAACCTCTCGTTTAAATATGTTATAACTTCACTGCATACCTTTTGATATTCAAGAGATATTGTTTGATTGCCATCTGCAACAGCAACATTAAACCACAGCGGAGTAGTTCTAAATTTTGGATGTGCTTTTGTCCCTATATTTTCAACAGTACCTTTTTCTGAAAGTTCTGTCATATATCTACTCATTGTCCTGGAGGACGAGTTAAGTTCTTCTGCTAGATCCGTTAATGTTTTATCACAATACCCATCAACTGATGTGTACTTGTATATTAGATCACACAACATGTATGCTAGAGGAGAAATGTCGTGCTTTCTCAACACCTCATATATAATTGTTGTTGATCTTATCATTTTAATAATATTTTATGATAAAATAATGTTGGATTTTTCTTGTTTCTATGTGACTCAATCTTACATTCAAGTGTAACTATTTCGCCAATTTTAAAATCTACTGTTTTTGCTATGGTACCATCCCAACAGTTAATGGCTATGTGAGAATCTTCCAAAGTTTTGAGCCACATTGTTACAAAAGAATGATCTTCATTTCCTGATTCAACTATCTTTGGTTTTGATATGTATTTTACTTGCCCTAATACAGTTACATTCATTTTATTTTTTCTTTAATTATATCCTTAAGAGACACTGATTTTTGGTGCTCTAGTCTGATATGGTTTAGTATTAGGTTTGTTTTGACAAAAAAACCTCTAGTAGTTACACTTGGATCCTTTGTGTTGAAGTAGTTATCAAGTATTGACAAAAACTTTTCTTCAAGAAATTCCACATGATCCATTGGCTCACTTAAAAACTCTTGTACTTCTGTTTTGGAAAAATTAAACATCCTAGAAACTCCAACAAAAATGCAAAGGCCAAAATAAGAGTTGCCTTCCAGGACAGGATCCACTTCTAAAGTGTGTTGATTTTTAACTGCTAAGTTGTTTAGTATGCCCTTCTTTATATCTAATAATTTCATTTTAAAAATTTAATAATTTCACGTCCTTGTATCTTACGTTAAAGGTCTTTCCCCAAACGATCTTACCACTATCACCAAAGTCTACTTCCTGTGCTCCACGATGTAATAGGATTTGTTTTATTTGCTGCATTGCTAACTGTTTACCCGCTTTAGCAACCTTTTCATCTTCCCTAAAATTTATATATTGCTTTGTCAGTTCAGTGATTTCATCATTAGAATCAATCTTAACTCTGTCAAGCATTGCCTTATGTTTGAATGATAAAAATTGATCTAAATCTACTTTGTATTGATCTTCAACATCAGGCTCTAGATGTGATACGAGTCTGTATGCATCGTTTGTGTTTCCTTGAACACCTTCAATATCAATAATTCCTCTTGCTTCCTGGACGCTATTGTAAAACTTCTCACCTTCAATAAGTATAGTTTCCTGTATATTCTGATTTGCTTCTACAGTAAATACATCCATATGTCTACCATCTTTTAAAAAAGCGAACTGTCCATAATCGTATCCCAGGACTAACATGTATAATTGGATTTGTGCTATGTAATAAGGAGGTATCCCGCCTTCCCATTTATCTGCATTGTATCCTGAAATGGTTTTAATTTCTAATACTCCTCTTCCTGGTATTTCATCATGACTTGTTATTTGTCTATCAATATTTGCAAACAAAAAAGGATACTTCTCATTGATAAAAATAGAATTACGTCTAATTGATTTCCTTAATTTAGTTTTGCTTTGATAATTATTTATCATTTCAATTGGATCTCCTGTCCAATATTGCCATAGATCTGCAACGTAATCTTCTAAAAGTCTTCCATGAAACATAATCTCATTGTCAATGTTTTTCATGTTGGCTGTTCCGACAGATTGATTCCATCTTGTTATTTTAGAAGTCCAGGGATTAAGTCCTAACAATGTTGATGCATCTGATCCTCCGACCATTCCTTTGTAGACTAAAGTTTTTCTTAAATCAACCCACTCTTCGTAAGTTAGGTTTGCTGTTGGTATTCTAGTTATTTTGCTCATATTTTACAGTTTTTTTTTAATGCTTCTCTGATTAATTGAGAGATGTTTTTTCTCTCTAAATCGCATGCTGAATGCAGTTTGTTAACTTCACTTGGGGTAAGTCTGAATGTAATTCTAGTGGACAGTTTCTCTGTAATTCCTCTTTCCATTTGTCGTTTTTAAAGAAAGGGAGGACACGTAAAGACAGTGGTTGACTTCACAGGTTGTTGTTGGTTTGCGTCCTCCCTCTAAATTATTTGCTTGCTTGTGCTATGGCCTTCTTAGATTTTTCAGCATTAATTAAAGACTTCAATTCCTTAATTTGCTCGGCAGAAAGTAGAGATTTGTTTGCGGGGATACGTTTCTCTACAGCGTTATAGTCTACCGTTATGTATGATAACATCGATTGATAAATTTCAGATCCGTTTGATGCTTTGACTCTTTGAAGTTCTTTGGCCTCGTCTTCGTCCATAATAGAGTCTTCACCACTATCAACTATTCCTAAAATGAATAGTGCACGATTTAATGCTCCTGATTGGCATTTTTGAAAAGAGAATGGCTCGTTTGTTCTCTTGTGTGCTACACCATCAGCGACCATTACTCTGTCCTGGTTGTAGACTTTACCTATCATAACGATAATACTATCGTTCATCTCAATGATCTCAGTTTCAAGTGTGTATCCTTCATTTCGGAAATAGTCGTTGAAATAATTCAATCTTTCAATCCAAGGTACAATATTTACTCCTCTACCTATTGATGTTTTTTTTAGTTTTCGCTTCAGTTTCATTTCTTGATGTTTGTTTTAGATTGTTTAAATAAAAGTTTACTATATAATATTTTCTTGCGTGAAATAATATTGATTCCCAATCAAATACCCATCCTCTAATTCTTCTTTCCATGCATATATCTTCATGATATGTGAGCATGAATAATTTGAAATCTCTTAGAGAAAATCTTTTTCGATCATGAATAATTTCCTTGTTGTCGTAGTCAAATCTGACCATGTGATATATGGGTATTTCATGTCGTGGTTATTTTCTATAAATGTATGACAAATAGTTTTAAATTTGAACTAATGTTCAAACAAAATCATTTTATTTTATTAACATTTGATTGTGTATTCTTTTTTGTTTTTCTATAGAGTCTGAGTTACTGTGCTTTACGTATCTATAAAATGCTTTTGAGCCGTTAGTGTGCCCGCTAATATTCCTGGCCTCGATCTCGCTAAGACCCTTGGATAGTTGGTAAGTTATACCGCTTGCTCTTAGTTTGTGGGGAGTTATAAGATCAAACAAAAACTTTTCTTCATGCACAGGGTTACCGTTATGATCATAACTGTACACTATTTTCTTTTTATGAAATTCATTATAAAACTTAAGCAGTTCTTTAAGTCTTACTCTAAAGTATTGTTGTGACTGAGAAAAGGATCCCTTGCCCTCCAGGAATTTTAAAACATCATCAGGTAAGTAAAAAGAAGATATTGATCCTACTCCTTTTTTAGTAATTATCGTAACAACACTGCCATCTGAAGAGGCCTGGAAGTTTACCAGGTCACTTACTCTCATGCAAGAGTATAGCATAAGCCTGGTGTAGTACCATATATCCTGGAGTTCGATTCCTGGGTTGTTGTTATGTATAAGTTCTACTTGTGATGGCTCTAGAGCAATGACCTCCGTTTGAAGTTCCTTCATGCTCTGTAGTCCAGGAAACAGGTAACCATAATATGCTTCTGCTTTTTTAAGAGTTGTTCTTATTATTTTTAAATGTGTTTTCCTGGTGTTATGATGTTTGCAATCTTCTAGCATCATGTTGAGGTACTTATTTACGTGCGTCTGTAAATTTCGGGTGACCTTCAATCTATCCTTTCTACTGTTTACGCTATTAAGATCTAAAGCATCTACATTAAAGTTATAATTGTATGCAGACATTTGATTGTATACCTGTCTGTAGGAAGTTATAGTAAGGTTTGAAAATTTCTTTCCATAATTCAATATAGATCCATCCTCTAGTAAAGTAATGACTTGTTTCAGTAAGTGTAAAAAGGTTCCAGGCTTCATAAAAGTTCTTTAAAGTTAGTAAGATGGTTTTGTACTATAGTTAATCGTTGATGATGTCTATTATCTCATCAGCAACCTTACCGTAATAGTCTATTATTTTGCAAGACTCTTCAAAAAATAAAGGAGATGCTCCTGTCTTCTTTTGATTTAGAGTGCTCTTCTTTTTTTTGGTACCGTAAACATATTCGCAAACCTCGGTGGTCGGTAGATGGGTGAGTTGCAGCAGATTGTACGCTGTCTTTTTAAACCTTTCATGGGATCTATATTTGATCCTTAAATTTTTTTCAGTTTTCATAATTATTAATATAATAGTTTTCAGTTGTAGACATACTTATTATGATGTATGTCTAAGTCTAAGTTAAATATTCATATTCTTTTGTACAAGTATATCGTGTAAAGTTTTTTGTAGATCAGATGAACACTTGTCGTCTCTTATAATATCGTGTATTAAAACATTGTCTATTGGTGACAACAGTTCATTGATCTTCTCTGTTACTTTATATTGAAGAGATTTTAAAAGATGATCGTATTTTTTTTGAACGTCAAAGTTGTCATCTTTAAGATGTAAGTAGTCAACAATAATATCTTGACTATCAATAATGTTGCTGTCAAATTCTATACTAGAGATCACATGCATCACAGCATTATAATTTCTTCTAAACTCTCTATCTGTTTCAAATAAGGCATCGAATTGCTTAAGTCCATGAAGCACTGATGCATGATTCTTATCAAAATACTTGGCTATTCTTGTGTATGTGATGTTTAGTAATTCTCTACATAACTTGTATACAATTCTCCTGGCATCTACATTCTGTCTTACTCTATCCCTTGCCATTGGATCTGATTTTGTAACTACTTTTACTGCATCGCAGATAATACTTATGTCGTGGTTTATTGTGTTCATTTGTTTTACGCTGTTAGGGTTTGTGTAATGTTTTTTGCAATTTCATTTGATACATTCCATTGATCTGACCAATATTTTTTTGATTTATTAATAGATCCAATGGAATTTTTTGATACCTGGTACCTTGAGGGCACTGTATTAAAAATATTAATTACATATTCTCTGTAGGGTAGGTAACAAGCACCTGTTACTAATGCTGCTTTACATTTTTTTGTAATTGAGCCTCCTGAATTCCATGCTGCTCCTGAATTGATAAGAGCCTGTAAGACATCGTATCCGAATTGTTTCTGTAACTCTCGTATTTTACGTTCGTTCATGACTTTAGTTTTTTTTTTCAGTTAGTAGTTGCCTGTCTGACAGGTGCTAAATTAATGATTTAATCTCTATTACCAAAATATTCTCTATCCGATTTTGAATCATCGTTCATATCTAAGCAATCCCAAAGCATCTGTTTCCCTTTTAAACTATGAAACATGTTGCTAATAAATTGTTCATCCGTTCCTTTTGGAAACATTGCTTTGATGTGATCCTTTAATTTTTGATCTTCTTCGCTTAGGTTATAATACATCTCTTTGTGCTTTTAAAAATTCTTTGTTCTCATCTTCTTCTTTAATTTTTACTACAGTATTCATGTAGTCTTTAGTTTCGTTTACCAAAACCTGAACCTGTTTAAGTTGCTCTGTAATCTCATCCAGGTAAGGAAGAGATCTAGTCGGATCGTATTTATATTTCCTGGAGATCGTATCTAAAATGTTTGTCTCTAAAAACTTTCCCATTTTTATATTAGTTCCCATAGTTATGAATTAAGTTTTTTAAATTGTAGTGTTAAGTTATCCTTCCAATGATCCTTGTCGTTGAGGTATTCGTCTATAATCTTATTGACTAAGGGCAATTCCTCTACACCTAAGCCCGCCAATTTGGTTACCAGGGAGTCAATATGATTTTGAATATTCATATAAAACTGCTCATCGTTTTTAGCAAACAGGTTTATATACTTTTCCAATTCTTTTTCCAATTCTTTTTCTGCAATTTTTACTTTATGCTTTAAAGAGTGTTTAAAGATCTTTGTTTCTTTTACATCATCTAATGCTTCTAACATTAGTTGGCCATAGATCACCGCCTTGGTGACGCTATAAAATGTTTGTTCTTTATTCATATTCTCTCATGTCTATTGGCTCCACATAAAATGTTTTACACAGTTTGTTATAAGTTTCTACTCCTGATCGAGACATTCTTTGTGTCTCCCATCCAAGGTCTACTATTTGATCCTGGATCTGTTTCAATTTTTTCATTGTTATTACTGCCATTATTCCTCTTCTTTTAAAACTGTTAATAAATCCTTAAACACATCTATAAATCTGCATTCAAGTTCGTTTTCTGAAAACTCTATACGGTTTCCTGTATGTTGTAAATCAATACAGCCTATGTCTGTAGAAAAATCTTCAAATCCATTTTCAGTAAATATCCTTTGGATCTCCATCATGGCTAGTTTAACTTTTAACTTTGCTTCAACTACTATGTCATCAGGGTTTAAATTAGTTTTCTTAAGTTCTTGTTTGAAGTAGGTATTTACTTCTCCCATTGTGTAATCTTCGGTATCAGTTATTAAGTATTTCATTATGAGTTGGTGTTTAAAATTGCGTAAATATTATCTATACATTCGCCATCACTTGGTGGCTCTTCGTTTGAGTCGGCCTCGTATTCTACCAGGTCCATGATCGCCTCAATTACTCTCATCATTCCAAAGCCTTCTGCTTTTTCTGTAGAGTTTCCGCTGTCTAATAATTCCTGGGCTTGTTCCTTTAGGCTGTAACGATTTGGGGTGACCTCCTCTTTGTCTTCAACCCAAGGACATGCTTTATTGTATAGAGAGAGAGCAAGTGTCTCATCGCCTATAGCAGTCATAAGAATATTTAATTCACCTCTTTGTGCTCTACCTCTTCTATAAACTCCAGGATCTTCTGATCTCTCGAAGTGCCAATCGTGAGAGGTTAACGCTTTTTGTAATTTAATGATCGCATTTAATTTTAATTGAACAGTTTGCATGATTTTCATTTTTAAGTTATACAAAGACGCTTCGCAGCGTTTCGCCTGGATCTCACAGGCTCATCAGTTTGTTTATCCCAGGAAACCAAAAGTTGCGTTAGGATCTATACCTTCTGTTACCAGGTGAAAGATTAGCATTGTGAATGATACAGCCCATACAGTAAATAAAGATCCTATAAAGGTTTTTGTTGCGATTGTTTGAATTTTGTTTAACATGGTTTTTCAGTTTAAATTATTAATTGATTATTTGTTGTAGTTCATTAAGTTGATAAGATCGGATTGCTCTCCTACTAAGTTCATTGCTGTTAACAATGCTAGTCCTAGAAAAGTAATTGCTAATGCGACTACTGTTGCGACTAGTACTAATTTTAATTTTGATTTTGACATTTTGTTTATTTTAAATTATTTGACAATGACGCTTCGCAGCGTTTCGATCATAAAGATCTCATCAGATTGCCTAGTATAGTTCCTTGTCTACTTGCATCCATAGATTATAAACATAGTTGTAATTGGTGCCGATCATATTGGCAAGTTGCTCAAACAATCTCTCTCTTACCAGGCTGTCATCAACACCTATGTAGAGGTAAACATCAGCACCTGTATGTAAGCAATCCATTAAGGCTACAAATGTTGTTAAATTGATTTCAGATCCCAATTCATCTGTTGGGTATTTTTCCTGGTAGAATTCTCTTAATGTTAACATAGTTTTCAGTTTAAATTGTTTGTGTGTATAATTCGTTTGTTACTTCTTCGCCTATTATATAAACAATCATGTTTACAGTAGTTTCCGCATTGTCGTAAGTTCTTACAGCATCATCACCAAAATTTTCTCTCTCGTAGTTCTGTACAAATGCGATTGCTTCAAAAGGATCAATGTTGTGTTTTTTTAACCATTGGCTACAGTTGTAATAACCGATTAAATAATAATCATTGTTGAATGCTTCCTGGTGTAGGTCGTTATCATCGCTATTCCATTTAACATCGTTGTTATCAGCGATAAAATCATTTAAATACTCTTTTAGTTCAGTTTTGATTGTTTCAGTATACATTGTTTTCAGTTTAAATTATTAATCAGACATCCCGAAGGATGTTTCGCCTGGATCTCACAGGCTCATCAGTGATCTTATGCTCGTGCTACAATTCCGTCTAGAGTGTCGGCAATTGCGTGTAGATCTCTAAGCATCATAATATCATGTGAGTATAAACGATCAGCCTCGGCTCTAAGATTTGTGTAGTAGTAACCGTCATAGATACCGTAAAGAGAGTTGACCAAATCTGATGCTCTAAAGCCTCCGTTACGTAGGTTGTGAATTGTTGTTTGGATAAATGACATCATCATTGGATTGAATGTTGTGTATCTATCGAATCTTTCTGTGGTGTTGTAGTTTGAATTTTGCATTTTATTTTCAGTTTTAATTAATTAGTTATTAGTAGTTGTTACTTCTCATGAAGGTTGCAAATAATGCGATTGGAATTGCTAGTGCTATTAAGATCATGGCTTATTGGTTTACAGAGTTAATAAATCTTAAGGCTTCTTTTTTGCTAGTAAATTCTGTACCGCCTGAAAAAGGCTTATATAAATCTTCTTGAAATAGTTGATTGAATGGATCAGAAGGATCTTTGTAGTAGTTGAAATCAACACCATGCTCGCCCCAATCACTGTATGATATTCTAGCGTTGTGGACTTTGATACCTGTGAAGTTCGGAAGGTATTCTGTTTGCAGTTCTGTACTTAAGTAATTCATAATTTCAGTTTAAATAATTGATATTCAGTTAATTAGCGTTTCGAGTGTCAT